CCTGTGCCAACGTGCACCGTGAGCCGCACACCAAGGCGGAGTGCTTTGTGTGCCATGGCGAGGTGGCTATCAATGCGCATAACTTTGGCAGCGGTGGCGTGCCTTCTGGCTATCAGCCTATTTGTGGCGCCTGCGCAGTGGACATGATTGATGCGGACGCTGAGGGGCACACCTTTGGACTCACGGAGCGCCAGAAGGCTGACCCGCGCATTGCGGCTATCGAGGCGCTCGCAAAAGATAAATGGTCTACAGTGGCGCTCGACCACGTGAGGCGCAACCGGGCCAAGTATGATGCCCGCCCATCTGCACCAGCGAGGGATAACTAATGAGTGACATCAAAGAGCCTGGTTTTTACATGGGTGAGGTAGAGGTCAGCATCAACTCGCTGCACGAAGCTATCGAGGCGGCTGAGCGCCTGGTGGGTAAGCATGTGTATAGTAACGTGGGCGTGCATGGTGACAAGGAGCAGTGTGAGCGTTTTGCTAGTGACGTAGTGGCAGCAGCACAGATGCTCTTGACCCTCACGAAGGCTATCACTGAGGGCCGACCGGTACCGGGGGGAATCCACTAACTAAAGGAGTAACAATGCGAATCAATGATTACGGGTTGGGAGACGTAGTAGCCAATTTTGCGAAAGCGGTCGGTATCCAGCGGCCTTGTAAAGGCTGTAAAGACCGCCAGAAAAAGTTGAATGAGTGGGGACGGCGCAGCTTCATTGGCCGGATGGTGGCGTTCCCGCTGGTTGTCAAGGCCGCACTGGTAAACAAGGTGACCACGGCGGTTAATGATGAGGTCGGAGACGCCTTGAATCTGGTGCGTATCCTGAATTGCGCCCACGCCAAGATTAAGACCGCTGTCAAGAAGGACGACGGAACGTACGTCTACGTCCCTGGCACCGAAGCGGATGTGGTCGCGTACCTTAAGAACTCAATCGTGAACCCCGACCCTATGCATCCGCACTTGCCCGAAGACGAGCGATTCCTGCGGAGCTTGAACCTTGATGGCAGGGAGATGCTCGCCGGGTGGGAACATGACATGCACATCAAGCCCATGGATATCGCCAAGCCTTTTGGCGGGGTGGGCTACGTGCTAGTACTTAAGGCCAAAAACAGTCAAGACGTGCTCATCAGCGACAGCCACGGGGTGATCTATCGAATGCAAACCGCGATTCCGCCAGCGGCTAGTTCGCTTGAAACCGCCGCGCATGCGAGGGCTGTTTCTTGGGACCGCTTTGCCGGAACTATCCCTGCGGCGAGCAAGGCCAAGAGCTATTTGAAGGCTGTGTCTTTGCGCTTGATGGAACGTAATCCCAGACTCATTTGTGGCATATACTGGTGCCTGAACTGCGTTTCTCCAAGATGTAATAACCAATGTTGCTCAGTCGCTTATTGCTACTGCGAAACCCGTATCGCTGATTGTGGGTGCGGAGGTTCCTTTTGCACGACTAATCCCATAGGCTGCTACGGGGGCTGTTCTAAGTGCTATGACCTCAGTTGTAATCAACTCATAGGTAATAACTGTTTCGCGGCTTTCGCGAATCCCGGTGTGGGAGACTGCGGCTGGTGCGGCTGGACAAATGCCGATGGGACTGATTGCAGCAACGCACAGGCATGTACTCACCTGCCAGGGCCGCGTGTGTATTGCTGCTGCCCGAGTACGGATTCGTGTGGATGCAGTGGTGGGTATTAAAAAGCGTAAACAGCGTACCCTGCCACTGCAACGCTGCACCTTCTGTGGCCACAAGAGCAGCCTGGAAGCGTGGCGCTCATTTCATGGGTGTTATTATTGTGGTAATCCTATTGTGGCGTGTGATTCGCTGAGTGCGCAGATTGAACGCAAAAAGCAGCGCAAGGGGGCGGAATGAGGTTCGCGATGATTGACAGCGTAATGGAGCGAAACGTCCCATGGACGTTGAGCGACTCCTGGGTTTGGTGCAGCAGGTCGGCAGGTGACTCCTGGTTTCTGTGCAGCAGGTTGGCACATGTTGATTAAAACGGACCGCAGCCGCATCGAGAGTTTTGAGAAGTGCAATCGTTTGCGCTATTGGCGCTACGAGCATGACGGCACCGGCCTCGAACCATCAGACGAGAGGGGCCTCAAGCTGGATGCGCGCATCGGCACCGGTGTTCATGATGGCATTGAGTTTGCCCTCACGCACATAGGTGACGTGAGCGCTGGTGCACTCAACCTGGCTGCACTCGCGGCAGGCTTTGCGGCTGGCAGCTTTGACAAACACCTGGCTGATGAGGGCATCGCTTGGGCGGGGCTGCCGGAACAACAGCAAGTTGAAGTCATCGAAGGGCGCAACATCTCGATGGCCCTCACGTATGCATGGGTGCGCGTCAGGCTGCCAGACCTCATGCGCGACGGCGAGATTCTTGCGGTGGAGCGCGAGATGGATGTTGACTTCAGTGTTGGCAGCGATATCGTCAGGCTGATGACCCGGCCTGACATCATCTGGCGCCGACGCAGTGATGGTTCGGTGTTCATTCGCAACATCAAGACCACCCGCGAACCGCGTACCACCTGGCGTGAGCAGTGGGCCTTGGACATGCAGACGTTGACCGAACCTCTCGCGGTCGACCAATGGCTCGCCGACGAAGCCATGCCTGCCGACTATGGTCCCACCTGCGCTGGTGTCATCATCGACGGCCTGGTCACCGGCTCGGTGCTCGACTACCCGCGCGGCAGCGGCAAGTTTTACCACAACACGCCGCTGTTGTATGCGTGGGTACGTAAAGGTGACGCTCCCTTTGGCCATGACGAATGGTACCCCCGCTACGAATGGCACTGCACCGCGCCACACAAAATGGGCTCCGGCAAACAGTGTCCCGGTGACAAGGACCACAAGCTGGCTGGCGCTCGCAAGGTGCCTACCACCGAATACCTTGGTGGCATCCTGGGCTGGATAGACAACCTGCTGGAGACTGACGACAGCATTGTGCAGAATCAGATCATCGAGTTGCCACCTATCATGCGCTCTCCCTACGCAATCGAACGTTGGAAGCGTCAGGTGCTTCAGCGCGAAGTAGACATCCACTACAAACAGTTAGCATGCACCGATGACGACAAGGGGCCTGTGCATCCTGACATCGACCTGCTCCTTGATGCGCACTTTCCAATGTCCACGTCATCAGGCAACTGTTTACGACCTGGTAAATGTTCGATGTACGACCTTTGTCATGGGTCGGCGGCGTCAGACCCGTATGCAGCTAACTACCGGCCGCGCCGCCCTCACCATGGCCAAGAAAGGGAGGAAACATAAATGCCAAGTGCAAGGTACCTAACCGATGACGAGAAGGTCGCCATCAGAGAGGCACGTATTGAGGAGAAACTGAACTACCACGAGCTGGCCGCGAAGTTTGGCAGGTCAGTATCTACCATTGCGAGGCTGCTTAACAACCAACCGCCGGGTGGCAGGCCCAAGGTGCACAAGGGCCCTAGTGCAGCCGCCAAAGCCCGCGACAAGCGCCATCAACGCATCCTTAAGCTGCGCGCTCGCGGCCTTAGCTATGGGCAGATTGCCGCCAAGGTAGGCACCAACTCCTCGAATGTTGGCTACTACCTGAAGAAAAGGGCCCACATGAATGGCGCCGCACCCATCAAACGCACCCAGCGCCGCATCCAGCCCATCGTGCTAGGGGCTGAGACAGTAGCTCAGGCAGACGAGCGCCTGATGTCGCGCACCCTGGACCTGCTGTGGGCGCGCATGTCGTATGACGAGAAGCTGCAAGCAGTTGGAGCGTTACAAAAGGAGGAGTCGTGAGGTCCTTCAAAGGCGCACCGCTGGCCTAACGCAAATGGCTACCACGACGGCTACCGTGAAGCGTTGCGAGCGTTCGCATGGTGGAAGGATGGTGAGCAGCAAGTAGGCTCAACAGGCACCACTTTGAAACAAGCGCTAGATGACTTTGAATCGTCGTTCCAGCGGCAAATGGATGTCGATATGTTCGTACAAAAGGAGGAACACAATGGCTAATCACGCATTAGGTCTGGTACAGAAATACTTTCCAAGCGTCACCGAAGTGCATGACGGTGATGAGAACATGGTGCTGGAGGTTACGCGCGAAGACAGCTCTGGCGGCTCAGTAAAAGACCATAGCCACTGCGCCTTTGCCCGTGCGTGCCAGCGCAAGTTCAAGGCCCGTGGTGTCATCGTGAGCGTGCACACTGTGTACGTCATCCAAAAAGAAGGCGCTACCCGTTATCACCTGCCCGAAAGCGTGTCGCGTGAGGTAGTATCGTTTGACCGCAAAGCAGGATTCGCCGAAGGTGAATACCAGCTCATTGCGCCACGCAAGTCGCACCGCCTTGGAAGCAGGCAGGGCAGTGAAAAGAATGGTGACAGGCGCAAACCTGGCAAGCCCCGGTTCAGACACTACACCACCGGCATTCGCGCCATGTTGCGCAGTGGCGAAAGGGTGAAGGCTAAGTGAGCATATTGTCAGGAGACCAACTCAACCGCATCCAAGCCCTGTTCGTGGACATTTGCCGACAGGGCCAGGACATGAGGCTGAACAACAGGCAACTCGCCGCTTCCCTATCAGCCATGGCCGAGCGCCTCGCCGGGCCAACCAGTGACAACAGCCCGCTGGAGCGCTACATTAATAATCCGCATGGCGACAACCCTGACCGAAAGCAGCCCTATGACAACTGACGACAAAGAGCGCATGCTCGAAAAGATTAGTCAGGAGGTCAAGCGCCGCATCGTGGCCATCGTAGACCCACGCCGCGACCGCGACCCTGACGTGGTTAGCGCTGAGGTCTATGCCGTGTCAAAGGTGCTAGTGTGGGCCGTCAACGAGATTGTGCAGCAGATGCAGCGCGGTGTGGAGCGTACCGGTACTTTTTCGTTGCAGAATCCACTTGACAGCGGTGCTGCTGCTATGGCAAATTCAGCACCCGCAGTACAGGAGACTCCAACGAATGAAGCTCAAAGCTCTGAGCACATCGCAAGCGGCGAGAGCGCTGAATATCTCAATCGACGCAGCACAACGATTGGTACTAGCAGGAAAACTGGCCGCTAAAAAGGTTAACAACCGGTGGCAGATTAGCCGCAAGGCCATCAAGGAACGTATCGCCAGACGTGGCCGCAGGAAGGCCGCATGACTACACGCATCCATGTTGTCAACTACGGACCGCAACCAGTCGTGGTAGACCTGCAACGGCCTGATGGCCAAGATGCTGCGCCCGCAACGATACACCCACTGAACGCACAGGACTTCTACGTATACAAAGGCCAAGTGGTAGTAGTGCGTGAGCAGGAGCAGAGTGCCTGATGGACCGTAAAGCCATATCACTAGGGCCGAAATCCGACCTCTGCTACGGTCGAACGGGCGCGACAAAGACGTCGCAGGTAGGTCGCATGGCCGAGTATGCACGTGACAAGTACGGGCTCAAGACCAGGCTCGTCAGCGCCGACCCGAACGGGTGGTCTACTATCGACGTACTGGTCGAAGAGGGCATCGTTGAACCATTCCTACTCACCAACACGCGCAAGTTCCCACTAGAGACCATCACCAGACTGACGCAAGGCTGGTGGCCAGCCGACCCGAAAGATGAGCACTCGAAGTTGCTGCCGCCGACTGACAGCGCCAACAAGCACGCTGAAGTGGCGGCGTATGGGTTCGAAGGGTTGAGCACGCTATCGACGCTCATCATGTCAGACCTATTGCAACGCCAAGACATTCACATCCCTGAGACGCCCAAAGAGTCATTCGTCAAGGACGACGCGATGCGCTGGGGGTTTTCAGGACGCGCTCACTACGGGTTCATCCAGCAGCGTATCTACGAGACTGTCTCAACAGCGAACCATCTGCCAGTGGCAAAGGTGCTCTGGACAGCGCATGAGACCGATGCACAAGACAACAGTAACCGTAAGATATATGGACCGGCAGTTATTGGCCAAGCCCTTACGGGCCAATGCGGCGCATGGTTCGGTGCTATGCTGCACCTCTTCCTCACCCCACGCGAAGTCGAAGTGGACGACCCGGTGAACAAGGGCAAGAAGATTAAGGTGGTCCGCCGGGTGCCCATGATGTACCTTCGCGAGCACGTTGACCCTGACGACCCCTACCGTACACCCTTCCTGGCGAAGCCGCGCGGACCGTATCAGCTCTGGTCCGAGTGGGCTGACGTGATGGAGCCAGACATCTATCAGTTCTATACCAAACTTGACGACATGGGAGCGAGAGCTATCGCCGCCATTCGTGAGAAAGCAGCAAGACAAGCAGCAACAGGAGTAAGCAAGTGAGCAACGCTACAAGTGCAACGCGCAGCAACTACCAATGGAGCTTGGCCAAAAAGTGGCTGCGTGTCAACAGGCCAGATGTCATTGAAGCCGCTTACCAAGAAGCGGTGAAGAAGTTCCCTAGCAAGCGGACGCGGGAAGCAGGTACTACCCTGCCCGAATCGCTACGCAATCTGAAGTAAATAGGAGGAACAAAGTGAGCAGTGATTTCAGCTTAGAGCAATTGTTGGCAGAGTTGGGACACGAAGACGCACCCGTTGAGTTCGACTGGAACGCGCCTGAAGCCGGGCAGTACGCACCATCTATCCAGCCCGGCGTATACGAATTCATCCCCTCGCTGCGGTCAGACGCAGGCGTGGGCGGGTTCGACAAGGTTGTTGTCGATGGCCACAAGCACCTACAAGCCATCCTCGACTTCGACGTCATCGTGCCCGGCAAGGACAACGCCAAGGTTACGTACCAGCGCGTGAGCACCTACAAGCACGAGAAAGTGGCCATCAGCAGCATGGGAGAGTTCCTCCGCAGCGTTGGCCTACACACGCAAATCCCTGAGCGCCCCAGCTATGAAGACATCACCAGGGTGCTGATGAGCAGCAATGGTCATGCTAGGGGCAGAGGTGAAGCCGCGTGGCGCTTCTATTGCAAAACACATGGTCTAACCATCTCAACGTCGCCGCGCAAGCGCAAGGGTATCAAGGACGAGGCGTGGCCCAAGGACGCCAGCGGCAATCTGGAGCCCAGCGTGGTGTGCCCCAAGTGTGCTGCTGCTAACCCGGCCACGCCTAAGAGCTATGGGCAGGTGGAATTCATTCGCTACTTTTCGCAGAAGCCTGAGTCAGCAGCTTCAGCAACATCTTAGCCTGCCGCCATGGGCTAAGCAGGGAGGGGCACAAGTGTCACAGAGATGACGGCTTGTGCCCTTTCATTTTTCGCATGCGTCGTCAACGTAATGGAGCGAGAGGCCGTACTTCGGCCTCGAAGCGACTCGTAGCAGGTGCAGACCTCTATGCCCCCTAACGGTAAGTTTTGCGATTCCTGTCCCCACTCAGCGCATGGTCAGCGCTTCATTGGCCCTGATGGGAGTGGCTCCAGTGGTGTCATGTTGGTCGGGGACAGCGTCTGGAAGGATGAGCTAGCGGCCGGGCGAGTCTTCGCCGGAGCAGCAGGTAGGCTCCTTGACCGCATCCTCTCGTTGATGCCAGGCGGCGGTATGCAGCGCAACGACCTGACCGTTGCCAACAGCATCTTCTGCGCCCCGAAATATCTAGGTTGGATGGACCGACCGCACCCTGAAGCGGTCACGGCCATCGAGCACTGCCGACCAAATCTGGATGAGCTAATCGAACAGCGCCGCCCCCGCGTCATCGTCCCGATGGGCAACGTGGCCCTCCGGCGCGTCTGCGGCGTCTCGGGCATTGAGGAGCGAGCAGGCTATGTACTACCTACTCCATATGGAATACCGGCTGTACCAACTTTTCATCCGGCTTACCTCTTGCGTGGAAAGCAAAGTCTCGTGCCGGTCGTCCTCTGGGCACTCCAGCGTGCTGGACAGATTGCAGACGGCACCTACCATGACACTGCTTATACGCTGCTGGTCGATGTACCTCCTGCTGATCTTAAAGCGTACGTTGCTAGCGCGGGCCCTCGAATTGGGAGCCTGTTTGTTGACATTGAAACGCCAGAGAGCAGCTCGCTAGACGAAGAAGACCTGGACGAGAAGGGGCCATCGTACACCATCGTCCGCGCAGGGTTCAGCGTGCGCCAAGGGACTGCCTGTTCGTTCCCGTGGGAAGAACCATACATATCAATCATGCGCGACGCCCTCTCTCGCGCAGAGGAGGTAGTCGAATGGGCAGACAACCACTACGACACGCGCCGCCTTGCTGCGGCCGGTCTATCTATCCCTGCAAAGGTTGTGTCGGGGATGTGGGCGTGGCATTGGTTGCAGAGCGATTTACGGAAAGGGTTAGGACTGGTAGCACCGTTCTTCTATGCAGGCCCGCCATGGAAGCACTTGAACGCGGCGGAACCCGGCCGGTACAACGCGCTCGACAACGCGATTGGAAACGACTGCTACTTAGGTACGCGCGCAGCTCTCATCGCTCAGGGGCGGTGGTCATCATTTGAGCGCCATTGCACCGACTTCGACCCGGTCCTCCAGCGCATGGGCAAAAAGGGCCTGCGCATCGACCGCGCCTACCAAGCTGAGTTCATGGCCCGCCTTGAAGCCGAATGGGATATCGAAAACGCGAAGGTGCAAGCCCTGGTACCTGACGCCGTCCGACCTGTCAAAATGTGGAAGCGCCCCCCGAAGGACATGGCAGGTGTCGAGGAACTACCACTGCTACCGCCAGCGCAGCAGGAAATACTGGCAGCAGTCGGAGACAAACTAGGCGCGCTACTGGCCGACCTGCACGAACCGGTGCCCGCAAATCAGGAGTCGCTCAGAACCGATGACGGTTCTTCGCTCCATTACGTCGAGAGTGCAGCGAAACTCGCGAGCGCGACGCCTTACCGCTACATGCGCCGCTTGGAATTCAACGTAGACTCCTGGCAGCAAATCCAGCGCCTCGCTAAACACCTGGGCATCAAACTCCCGCCACGCGACACCACCAAGGAGACCGATGAAGAAGCGCTCGCTACGGACAAGAAAACGCTCTCACACTACGTCAAAAAGTACCCGGTCTTCAAACACATTCTCGCATGCCGCGAACGTTGGAAACTCGTCAGCACCTACAAGTGGCCGCTGGACGCTGACGACCGCGTACACTACACTCTCGGGTTTCATCCCAGCACTTGGAGGCTCTCATGCCGCAATCAAAATCTGCAAACCATCCCCAAGCGAAGCGACCTCGCGCACCTGTTCAGACGCATGATCGTCGCCACGCCGGGCCACAAGATAGTCGAGGGCGATTCTGCAGCGATAGAAGCCGTCTTGGTCGGGTACTTCGCGAACTCGACACGGTATATGCGCTTAGCAAAGTCGGGAGTGCATGGCTGGCTTACATCGGCACTTCACGGTCAGCCAATCTCGCTGGATTTAGACGACGCAACTTTGACCAAGCTATGCAAAGCCTCGAAGCGCACCTGGCCAGCCGACTACGAGAAAATTAAGCGCGTCATTCACCTTAGTAACTACTTAGGTACTAAGAGGCGCATTCATGAAGAATACCCCGATGACTTCGCCACTGAGAAAGAAGCAGGTAAGCTGCAGCAATTCTACCTGGGCAGCGAGCCCGGCCTCGATGTGCGTGCCTGGCAGAAAGCCACCGTGGAGCTGGCGCACGCGAACAAGGCTCTCGAAAATGGCTTCAACCTGCGCCATCGTTTTTACAGCCTGTATGCTTGGAACGCACGCCGCCAATCGTGGGAATTTGGCGACGACGCCAAGCGCGCCGTGGCCTTCAAGCCCCAAAGCGCCGCCGCCGCCATCCAGCGCATCATCGTCGCGCGCCTGCTTCATCGTCTGCCCGAGTGTGCCCCCTGGCTCTGCCTGCTTGTCCACGACGCGATCATTGCCGACGTGCCGGATGAGCACGTGGGACGATACGCCCAAACACTCTACGACGTGATGACTTCGCCCATCGACGAGCTCGAAGGGCTGACCATTGGCGCCGAAGTCAGCGTGGGCGACAACGCTGCTCCCTTCGCTGAAGACAACTTAGGAGGCATGCAAGAATGGAAAACTGGCTTAACCGCAACTATCGCGAGATAATGCTGGTGCTCATGTGCGCAGAGTTGGTGCTCATTTTCGTACTAGTACTCCAAGGCGCCCACCGATGAACGATATCTCCCCGCGCTTTTTTAACCAGGTGTCGCAGCTCGCGCACGTCTCAACCACCTACGCCATCGCCTTTACCTGTGGGCACCGCTGGGGCGCACGCGGCCTGATCAGCTCGTCTGTCATCATCTTCGCCTACGCCCTAGTGCACGAGTTCATCTGGGACCCGCGCATGGAAAACATGGCCACTCGCGGCAGCGACCTCGAAGACTTCCTGTACCTATGCGCCGGTCCCATTTTGGCCGCACTCATTTGGAGCATCCCATGACCTCTCACCTATTCGCTAGTGGCTACACGCGCCTGCTGCAAAAACTCGGCCGTGCCGGGCGCCTTAAGAGCATGGGTGTGGGCCTCCAAGGCGAAGCCAGCTACATCATGCAATACGCCCCCGGCAAGACCCTGCGCATCTCCATCCCCGAGCACGACGCCTTCACACGAGCAAGCGACAAAGTGTTCAAAAGGGGACTAGACAACCAGCCTGCGAAGTGACACTCTAGGGCGACTGCTCACGGCTTCACCAGAACACGCGCACGCCGAGAGAGGGAGTGCGTCAATTATACCACCGACAAGAGCACGTGGAATAATGGGTAGTCACCGAGGTGTACATGGACCGTCGCACGTGGCTCAAATTCACCAGCGCTAGCGCAGCCTCGCTAACCTTCACCAGCGGCGCCGCCCTTTTCACCGGTGGTTGCGCCTTCAGCATCAGCAGCATCCTCGAATACATCCCTGTAGGCGTCAACGCTATCAAGGGTGTCTTCAACGTTCTCGCCTCCGCAGGCATCACCGTTCCTGGCTTAAACATCATCCTCGCTGCCTTCGCCGCCCTCTCAGGCGGCATCAGCGAATGGCAGAACGCCCCTGCCGCCCAAAAAGCCACCTTGTTAGAGAAGGTCTCACTCCTCCTGCAGGACGTTATTGATAACATTGGCACCTTCCTCGCATCGCTCACCCTTGGCGCCTCCCCCTTGCTCGCGCTCATCACCGGTCTCGTGACGGTCATCCTAAACATCCTCGCCGGGTTCGCTACGCACCTGCCTCCTTCACCTGCGGTGGGCCGCCTGAAGCACATCCCCATGATTGCTGGCCATCCACTCACTGTCGTCCCCAAGGTCGTCTCCATCAAGACCTTCAAATCGCAATGGAACACGGTCTGCACCCAGTACGCACACCCTGAAATCGAGTTGAACTAACCATGTCCCCAGGACGCACCGTAGGACTCAAATTCGGCCGCCTCCCCAAGCGCACTGACGTACGTACCCTCAAGCTGCGCAACTATATTTCACACGAAGTACCCTTAGTACCTCCGCCAGTCATCAACTGGCAAGCAGGCATCAACGGCTGGGGTATGATGGCCAACGACACCACTGGCGACTGCACCATCGCCGCCGCAGGTCATATGGAAATGCTGTGGAGCAAGTACACCGGCACCGAATGGTTCCCAACGGACAACCAAATCCTCAACGACTACAGCGCCGTCTCAGGCTACGACCGCCAAACCGGCGCCAACGACAACGGCGCCGTCGAGCTGGACGTACTCAACTATTGGCGCACCAAGGGTATCGCTGGCCAGCCCATCGAGGGTTACGCATCTATCGAGCCGCCTGATGCGACGCTGGTCAAACAGGCAGTGTACCTGTTCGGCGGCGTCTACATCGGCTTCGAGGTTCCGCAGTCAGCCCTCAACCAATACGACGCAGGCCAAGAGTGGGACTTAGTTGCCAATGACGGCGGCATCGCCGGTGGCCACGCCGTGCCCGTCTTCGGCTACGACCTGGAAGGCTGCACCGTCATCACCTGGGGCACCGTGCAGCGCATGAGCTGGAACTTCTGGAATAAATATGTCGACGAAGCCTACGCCATTCTATCACCGCAATGGTTCAACACCCTCGGCAACACCCCAGTAGGCTACACCATTACGCTCCTGCGCCAAGACTTGGGCTTGATCGCCGGTGGCATTGCATCCGCATCTGACACCGTTACAGTGCTATGATTCCGCAGCCCTATACGCAGCTATCAGACCTTGCCCTTCTCGAACTCTGCTGCTGGCGCGAGGCTCGCGGCCAGCCCATGCAGGGCATCACCGCCGTCGCTAACGTAGTCAAGAACCGCACCAAGACCCCAGCCTGGTATAACGGCAACGTCGCTGGCAGCTACAAAGCAGTAATTCTGGCGCCCTCGCAATTCAGCTCCCAGGTCAGGCCCATGTTCGTATCCTTCAACCCCAACGACCCGCAGCATGACTTGTGGCCTAGCGATACGGACCCATCATTTGTGCTCTGTACCCAAGCAGCCATCAGCGTCTACACCGGCCGGGTGCTAGACAACACTGCCGGTGCCATCAACTACTTCGACACTAGCATCACCTGGCCTTCTGCGTGGGGGAATGAGTCAGACTGGGTAAACACCCTCAACGTGGGCCGCTTGCGCTTCTGGCGCCCCCGCTCAATACCAGCACCGCCTGCTGGCGTGTCAGCGGTCGATACAGTAACTGTTTCCTAACCATTTTAGCACTAAACCAAAAAGCGCCCCCAGGCTGCCTGCGATGAGGAGGCAGCCCAGGAGCGCAATGGCTCGGCGGGTGTGTGCGTGGGGTAGGTGTGGCACGCCGTCCGAGAAGGTGTTAGTTGGCTGTTATGACGAGCGTCGCGGATTGCGCGACCAGTGCCGTGTCGCTCACAGAATCACTGGCGCTAAGGCCGTTTCCCGAGTCTGTCGCTGTTATCGTAGCAGTCCCTGGCCCCACAGCGGTAACCAAACCGCTAGCAGGGTCGACGGTGGCAACGAGTGGTGCGCTGGAGCTGAATGTTACGGGGCCGATTGGAGCGATGACTACCCCGGTGCCATTCAGGCCAGTGAATTCAGTGAAAACTGAATTCGCAGTTTGACCTACAGTAAGTGTTGCAGGCATAATTTTATTCCCTTTCGCATCTGTGAACGTAAGAATAGCTGACTGTGCTACTGAGCTGCCCGGCTGCTGCGTCAGCAACTGGACAATGGCTTCAATCGCCTTGGCGATACGGTGGAGCGACCTCTCTACGTGTTCTTCGAACTCTTCGCGGAAGCTCATGTTTGAAGTGTGCCCCTTTCGCGAGACGGTGTCTGTCTCCAATTGAACACTAGGCTGCTGGCGTTGTTGGCGGCGCAGGGGGAAGGTACACTGGCGGCGCTGGTGTCACTACTGCCTGGCGCGCCAAGTGCATGTTGACGGTAAGTGCATTCATCACTTCAAAGAAAAACTGGTATAGCCAATTCGAGCTGGACGTCGGCACCGGCAGCTTGCCGACGAACTTGACGAATATTAGCGTTGCGACGATAGATGCTGACGTCCCATGGGCTGCAAGAAAATCCGTGATGGCCTTCCACATGGCGCTCATCTTAGTGCTCCTTTCGCGACTTGTCCATTACTTTCTTTACGCACGAACATCCTGGCCCTGAACAGCCCTTGTGCACTTTCACAGGCCCACACATCAGCAGCCAGTGCCAAATGGGCTTAATCTCGTTGCGCTTGATAAGGTCGAGCATGGCATCCATTTTATCCTTTTGCCTCCTCATCAGTTGCTCAAGATGGGCGAAATGGTGTAACTGACTGCCAACAGGGTTGGCGGTGTGGCACAAGCCGATAGCGCACCAGCGTCGTACTTGATCGTGATTCTGTCTGTGCCGGTGAGCGAGATGCTTGGCTTGAATATCGTTGTACCTACACCGGTGCTCGCGTCTTGGGCAGCGAAACTGTCCCAGAACTGCTTGCCGCTGGTGAGCGTCAGCGTTTGCGAAACCGTTCCGTTGGAGATGGTGATGATTGGCGCTGTGGCACAGGTAGTTACGTTTTGTGAACTAGCCGTGATGCGCGAAATGTTCGTGGGACTGCCAGCTCCCCAGTTACACATCTGATAGGTTGTGGCGTTTACAATGGGAGTGATGGTGAGATAGCAGGTATTCGGGATGGGGTTATTGAGCAAAGCCTTTGGTAGCGTACCTGCGTAAGTTTGCAGGTTACGGCAGGTCACAATGCCACCGGCGCCTGCTGCTCCGAGGTTGCTCCCGGCAGTTGTATAGCTAATTGTCGTGCCGGAAACTGCTGTAACGCCACTGGTTGCGCCTGCCGGGTAGTAACCGTTGTAGCCTGCAGGTGAAACTCCCTCAACAATTAAAGCATCGCCCACAGTACAAAGCGTGTTTGGGGCACCGGGGCCAGCGTTCACTGTTAGAACTGCAGCCGTTCCTGTCGATGTACCGCTGTTGACTGTGAATTGTGTCTCACAAGAGTTGCCACCGTTATCATTAAAGATACCGGCGTTGTTGATGCACTTCCCAGTTGTGCCGGAACCAACGTACCTTACATCTGAGGACTGCACGACCCCACCGGCCAGAATGTTTACTCCCGTACATGGTGCATCGGTGCCAAAACACCCCGCGATACCCCCGGACATATGAACGAAGGAAGTACCATCAACGTAAAGAGCGTTGGAGCTGGGTGTCGAGAACAGCGACGCTCCTTGAAACCACACATCCTGCGAGTTAAGGATTTGCGTACAGCCGTTCGTTGATGCGCCACATTCGTCGATGAGGAAGTTACCTGTAAAGCGAGCACCGGTACCGGTGTTTTCGCCGACGACATTTTGCACCTTCAAGTTGAAGGCACCGCCGCCCGTCCCATTGTTCGATGAGCCTCCAGCATGGAACTCGTCGTTGCAACCGCTGCAGAAAATGCCCCCGATGGAGTTATTTATATTCATGTTCAGGTTATACCCACCGCCACCTGCACTTAGGAAGCCGTTGGCCCCGTTCCAGCGCGTGACAGTTACGTTCTCTGTACGATGGTCGCCCCCCAGGTTGAAGGCATTCGCGCCGCCCTCGGGAAAGAACATACCGTCAATAGATAGGTTCCTGATGACCAGACCGTTTGTCCCGCTCTGCTGTACAAAGAAATCATTCCCGCCCATGTTTGGGATGTCGCAGGGGACAAGCCATGATTCCTGTGGCGCATCTCCTGTAACGACAGCGCCAAACTTGCTTGATGCGAAGTTGATTATGGAGTTTCCTGAACCGCAGAGCATGTAGGCTCCAGCGGGAAAGTACAAGACTGGAGATTGCGGATTATTGTTGTTGTTGAATGGGCCGCGCTGTCCTGAGGTGCTAGAAGCTGCTGCTAGCCATGCAGTGACGGCCGCGTTGACAGCTACATCGTCTACGGTTCCCCATGCGCACGAGAAGATGTTATTGTTTTGGCCGCTGACGTTTGACATCACTACAGTTGTAGAGTTCGTAACCGACGCTATAGTCGTACCTGCCGCTACTTGGAGGCCCCCGCCTAGGCCAGACCCGCAATTGACCCGCTTACCGACATCCTTTGCAGAATTGAAGTTGGCTCCTGGGCAAACGAGCGTTGCCGTACCGTTGAGCGTGCAGTTTGCAGCACTAAACTGCGTATCGCCCTTCGCTCCATAGTTCTTAACATTGAATCCCGGCCCAACCTGTGACTGTGTTATAGGCGTATTAACAGGAACAATATTGACGAACCCGGTACCGGTAGGCTGGATTCCGCCGCCTGAGCTGACGTTTACAATCGTGGTGACCGGGAACGAACCGCCTCCGCATCCGAAAGTTCCCGTCCCTAGCGATACGATTCCTTGGCCGGTGCCGCAAGGTGGAGGGTTTGTGTCACCGGTTTCCCAAAAGATGCGTGCCGCGTTGATGATGGATGCGCTGATGCTCTGGTTAGCGCCGGTGATGGTGACCGTTGCGGTGAAGGCATTCTCGCCGTCAGAGGTAAAAAACGCAAAAGTCCACTGCGTAGTGGTCAACCCGCCGACGGTGATAGAGTTGGCGCCGGTGTTTGATGGCAGGGTAGCAGCGAACGAGCCGGTGTTGTCGAGCGCCCCGCCATAGGTGGTTGTGAAATTTGTAGTGCCACCCCACACCGGTTGGAAAGAGGTCGGGTTGAAGAGGTTCGCTACCCAGGTGCCATTGATATATGGCGTAGTCTGGGAATCAGTTGCTGTCCCGGTGACGTTCGTTGTCGAGCCAGCCATTGGTCAACTCCTGTTTATAAACTTGAACGGCACCGCTGGCGGGATGGTGCATTTATCGCAGGGCAGGTACTTATCTCGAAACAGGTATAGCACATGCCCAACCCCTGCGACTACAAGAATCTGCCACGGGTTGCGTAGACCTGCTGCCAATGAGACACCTAACGCTGTCCAAGCCCCTAAACACATGGGGCATTCGCGCATCTCCTTCAGTAGGCGACCGCGAAACAGCCAGTCGAACGCCCTTCCCTCACGAAGCAGCAGCGTGAGATGCGACTGGGCGATGGACAAAAGCAGCATCTGCCAAACGCTGAAGTGTGGCGGTGTCGTTTCCAACGACGACCTCCTGAGTTGCGAACGAGATGATGATGGGCACCGGCAGGCCCTGCCCGTTCGAGCTAGACCTGATGCCTGCCTGTAAAATCGGGTCGAAGCCAATCTCAATGACCTCCACGGTCATGTTACGGCCTATCAAAAACTGCTGTGCCGCCTCACAATGCGGGCACCCTTTTTGCACGTACATGCGTATGTCGGCCATTGCTGGTCCTCCCTAGTTAACTATAAAGTAACTTAAGCACACTGGGTTAGTCACTGTCGTGCCGCTGATCGTCACAGTAAAGCTAGTTCCGGCGGAACGCGCCGTGACGACTGGCTCGACGATTAACGACGACAATGTGCTGTTGCAAGTAACGCTCAGTCTCGCTCCCAGCGTATCATCTTGCTGTACGAAAATCTGGCTGTTTGCCGTCACTGCGGTGGTGTTCACTGTCAAGGTAGCGTTCGTGCCGGTAGGCACTGCTACACTGCCCGCCGCAGCAGAGCCGCACACTGCTGGCGAAGCGCCAGAGGAGCAGTTGGTACTAGTTAGGTAGGCTGGCGGTTGGATTGGCGCGGCAAAGGTGAAAACGTTGGACGAGTTTAGCGTGAGCCCAAGGTCTGCAGTGTTGCCATTGTTGCGCCAGCTCACCGTCTGGTTAGTGCCTAGCCTCACGACCCCCGTCACCGAGACCGTAGCGGCGTTGCTATAGAAGCCTGGCGCCCCGAGCAGGGCGGTGCTGAAGTCGAAATTGTTAACCCCGTTAAGAGTGATGAAAATATCCCCCGTGTTGCCAGTGTTTCTCCAGGCGATGGCATCATTAGTCGCCAGGCTGATGAATCCAGCCGCAGCGCGCGGGGTTGTAGCTGAGGCGAACTGTCCAGCGATCACAGGAAAGAACGAACTTAGCTGTAGAGCATCCGTAGCGGTCTTGAGGATACAATCGTCACCGCTGTTTGCATTGTTGCGCCAGCATAGTTGGTCGCCAGACGCTAGACGCACTACCCCAGACAACGCCGGGCTCGCAGTCGCAGAGGTCACGATGGTGGCATTGACGATGCCCGAGCCGCTTGCATTCAGCGAGCCGCCAGTACCGACAACCAGAGCGTTCGTGTTTGTCCCAGTGGTGACGACGCTGAAAGGTATGTTGCTTCCAGCACCGTTGCATACCCATACGCCATTTAGCCCTTGTGCGAACGCTCCAGTGCCACCACCTGCGCATGGGCTATTGTCCACACAGTCGGTGCAGTAGATAGTTGTACCGTTGCGCACCGCCCCAAGGTTCGTAAAAGTGCTCCATCCAGGACGGAAATACTGCCCGCCAAGCATGGAGACATCGCCTGCCACGGCGGTGGCAGAGTAACTGGAAAGGTTAAGCGCAATCTCGTAAAGCTCATTGTCAGACTTGGTGCCAGCAGGCACTTTGATTAGAACTGGTGCGTACACGTCCATGACGTTGGGGTTGGTGACAGGGACGCTCAACGTCAGGCCAGCAGTGTTAGGGTTAGTGGCGATTTTGCACAGACCTGAGTTCCATATCCACTGGCCGTCGCCGAACAACTGGCTGAATAGAGTGGTGCCTGATTGGGCACCCCCAACGCAAGTATCTCCGACACCCTGGCCGTTAGAGTTTAGCGCCAGCTTGACGCCACCACCACTGAGCACGCCGCCAGAGTTTGAGCGTTCCCATGCGCCGTAGATGTAAGCGTCGCCAACAGTCAGCGTTGTGCCTAAGCTGCTAAACACGTCCACCGAGGCTGTCCCCGCGTTCGAGGTGATGCGGCCTGCTCCAGTGGTGCCGTCAGGAGCAGCTATGCCCGAGGTGATGGTACCTGCTCCAGTCTCGAAGGTCCAAGCACTAGGTGCTGCTGACGCTAAGTTAGGGAACGTCACTGCAACAGGAGAGAAGCCCCTTCTAGCTACGTCGATGCCGCCACCTACGACGCGGCCGAAAACGTTGTAGCCTGGGTGCAGTTGGCGCAAATCGCTAATCACAAAGTCAGAAGGTGTGCCACCCAAGACCAGCGCAGGCCCTGACACACCTTTGTCCACACGGGATACCTTGATGATGGGTATTCCACCGTTGTCTATTTGCACGCCGGGGATGCTCACGAGGGGGTCCGAAATTTCCAAGTTCTCGACGACAACGTTCATGCCAGTACCCGCTGAAGTAGCTACTTGGCTGGTTACCAGGACCATCGGCATGTCGGGGTTGGCACCGTCTCCTTCGTAATCGCCGTTGCGAATGTACATTCCAGCGCCCTGATTGCCGGGGACGATGCGGATACCTCCACTGTTTAGTTGGAAATTGTCCAGAAAAACTAAGCCTGAGCCGGAGCCACCGCCAGCGTCGTGGTTGATAGCGGCTTTGGCGGCAGTGACTACCTGCCCGTTGCCACTCGTTGCGTTGGGGCCTACCTGGGCGTAAGTGAATTGCTGGCTCGAATTGACCGCAGTGACGGCGAAGGAGCCGTTAAAGCTAGGGTCGCTGGCGTTTTGTACGGTAATCCACTGAGTTGGACCTGCAGTGATGCTGACTGGTGCGGTCGTGTTGACAGTGACGACGTTTGCGGAGCGGCTGAGGCCAGGGGTACCAGAACCAGCAATGGTTAGCTCGCCAAAGCTGCAGCCGCTGCCGTTAATGTTGCGCATCCAAATCCAAAAGGTGTTAGAGCCGATGTCCAGACCGGGACCGCCGCCAAATCGGCAACTTCCGTGGTTCCAGCTCAATCCGTCCAGCGAAATGCTGGAACTGCCTCCAGCAGCAGTACTCCGGTTGTTATTGGAGTCGATGCCGATTTTGACGTAAGTGTTCAGAAAATTGCTGAGCCCGACGTTTTTTATGTTGATGGTGTTAGTTGCGGAGAGCCAAATTGCAGGGTGCACTAAGTCAGTGTTGCCTCCGCCTGTCATGGTGCAGGCAGGAGTGTGTGCATGGGCGAACTGGATGGGAGGGAAGGCGCATTCAATGTTGATAGGGCCGGACGTGCTCTTAAGTAGCCAGCCTGAGGGAGGACTGCCCGAGTTTGGGTCTAACCCTCCCATAATCCACATGCCTTGGCTGGCTGCTGGGCCGCCGTAGCTTACGACGCCGCTCAGAAGGACGGTACCTGAGCCGACTTGTGTACTGGAACCGCCAGGGAGTGATTGCAGTGCTTTGTAGACTGTCAGCTTGGCACTGCCCCACGACAAGCCGTCGTTTGTGTCATTGCCGTTTGGAGACACAAACTGTACCGGGTCGCCTGGCAGGGTTGGCTTCAGTGCTGCTGACAGTGGAACGCCTCCAGGACCAACCTTAAACCATGCGCCAGACACACAAGAGTAAAAATCGCCGGTGAGGGTGTTGACGGCGGTTTGTGTTGCGGCGCATGGGCCAGTAGGCACACCGGCGAATAGCGTTGGGCCCCCACTGCCACTTACGGGGGGCAAAAGCGCGGACACTGCCTGTATGGGGGTGCTGATGTCCATGCTAACGCCGCATACGACAGGGGTGTTTGTTGCGCAAATGATAGGTGTTGAGTAGCTGAAACTGGGGATGGGTTGGATACCAGTGAGTTGCAGGATGCTAGCATTGGCGGCAAACTCGAAATTCCAACTGGTGCCGGTGGCGCCGGAGGCTGATGCGATTTGCCCATTGTCGGCCACGAGCACGCTAAAGAAGCCGAAGCTGTCGAGCGTACCGGTGATGGTTTGCTCGAAGGGCTGGCCGTTGGATAGGGAAGCTAGCTTGCCGCTGGTGCCGGGGTCGTGAAAGGTAGCGCTGAAGGTACCGTTCTGGTAAATACGCCCAGTAGGGTCCCTTACGGTGCCGGTGATTAAGGTGTACTGGGCCATGTGCTCCCTAGCGAACAGTTATGGTTAGATCAGTTGCTGCTGCTGTGGTAATGCATAGGCCAGTGTTGAATGCCAGGTCGTAGTTGAGCGAGGTGCCTAAAGGCACAGTGGCAGCAGCGATACCAATGGTCACGCCACCAGTACAGTTGGCAGCAACGGTGTCGAATATCGAAATGAGCCCAGCGGTGCCACCGTTGATGGTGACGTTGTGGAGGGTACCGGGTGCGGCTTTGACGAGCGTGTTGGTGGCAGCGACGATGTGAGTATAAGTGAATCCTGATTCAGCCATGTGCGACCTTTCGTATGCGATGAGTCCTAGTACCAAGAGCGCCCACAACAGCGCAATCTTGGTGATCTGGATGGTGCGTTCGAATGTGTAGTCTGTCATGCACGGCTCGCCGTCCTGCGTCTACCGAGGCGTTTGTCGAACCATTGGCGCGTACCAGGGTCGACCTTGATGCGGTCGCTGTAGCGGCCTTCGCGCTTGGGCTCGTCGATGCCTTCGATGACGATGCGGCTATCGTTACGCGGCACCTTGCGAGGCGGGTTGGCAGATGGCGGAAATGTGCGAGTGTCAGGCACGGTGACTCCCTTTGCGGCGTTTGCGGCCTACTCTATGATATACGCCATGTCTGCCCAGCCTGCCACTTCTTTCCATGCCCATGGCCTGGCCGACCGCTTCCTTTTGCGGCACACCTTCGTGACGCAGGTAGCTGATTTTTTCACCGATGCGCTGCGATGAGGTGCGTTTGCGCTTTCTAGCCACGTGCCTTACCTCGTTTACGCCCGCGCTTCTTGGCGCCGCGTTTGCCTTTGCGCATGAGCGTACCTGCGTTTTGCTGCTTGGCGGCTTCCATGTCGAGGATGTCGTCGCCTGCTGAGTGGTCTGCTCGGGCCATAATACCTCCTAACGGTGCTGCTGACGATACTCGCGGTCGCGGCGCTTTTTCTCTTCTTCACTTGGTTCGCGGATGATGGACCAAGGTCCGTAGCGCTCGGCCTGGCGCATTGTCCCCCCGCCTGGCGCCAGTAGATAGATGGTGTCTTCAGCGGCGCTTTTGATGTGGTGCTTGAAGCGCTGCATGTTACCGGCAAGGTACCACTTGGTGGCTGCTTGGAGCTGGGTGACGATGCTCTTGGCGAGCGAAGTGACGGCTGCTTGGATGTTCAGGATAGATGGCGAGAGGTGCGTCAAGCGCAGGCCGCTATAGTGCTGCAGGATGATAGCAGTGGTGAGAGCGCTGACAAGCTTGGCCGCTTTGGCGGGGTCGTTGCCGATGTTGGCTGCTATTTTAGCGTATTGGTACACAATCGAAGAGGGGATGTGTTTGTACTGGAGCGCCATGCTGCTGACGGCATCGCGCCAGCCGCTGCCTTGTTTGAAGGCCAGTGGTGTGTTGGCCGGGCTGGACAGGAAGCTGATGCGTGCGCTGTCACGGGCGGCGCGCCAGTTGGCTTGGTCGGGGGGCATGCCTGCGTCGAGGTACTTTTGGCGCTGCCCTTCGAATACCACGGAGCGGTCGATGAAGTCAGCGGCGCCGAGGTAGTTGCCGACCAGGTCAAACTTTTCGCGGGTGGTGAGGAAGCGGGCTGGCACGGACTGGGGCAGAATGCCTGCGTCAAGGGCGCGCCGGTAGCTTTCGAAGGGGTGCGTGGCGACTTCAAGGAGGCCCTTTTTGAAGTATGGCGCTTCCATTTCAGGAAACGCATTCAATGCCAAGCGGCCAAGGTGCAAAGTCTGCAGCTTGGGGTTCATGAACAAAAGGGTGCGCGTGGCAGCAGTGGCTAGTGAACGGCCCAACTCGCGCGACTTGCGTGCCCACTTGGTCATGTCGCTTTTATTAGTGTAGCTGTCCAGGTAGGCGTCGGCGAACTGACGCCACGTGTCGTTGGCGGGCATGCCTTTGATGCTCTCCTCTGATGCGAGCACGGCAGGGCGGTCGAATAGCACCTTACCAGCAGCGCGCAGGTAGCGAGGCATGAGCTTGCGGATGTCGTATTCGAGGTCGGCGTCGGGGATGCGGCGGCCCCTGCGTAGCAAAAACTGTGAAAATGAGCGCCCCCGTTCGGTGACGGTCGGTTCGGTGACCACGCGGTTGGTCGGGGTACCGCCTTCGAAGCGCTCGCTGGAGCCAAGGGCAGCAATCTTGGCTGCTGGCAACTGGCTGGCTTCGTAGCGCAGCGAAGCAATGATGCGGTTTTGGCCACCAGCGGCGAGGCTCTCTAGGTGCGGTAGGTAGTTCTGGATGAAGCCCAGTCTGAAGGAGCCAGGGGTGCGGCCTGATGCAGCATAAAGCTGTTCCCAAATTTTCAGTAACTGGATGCGCGTGTGAATGGCTGCAGCGACTTCTTGTTGCGAGAACATTTCGCCGGTGCGTGTTGAGGGCTGGCCTAGAGCCTGGTGTGGCAATGCCCAGCGGTCGAGAATTTCGCCGACGTGGCGTACGCTCTTGCTGTTGAGACCTTCGATGGCGGTCTCGACTTGGCGCAGGGCGGCGCCGACCCAGATGTTCTTTTGCGCCTCGGCCTTGGAGATGTGTTCACCGACCGCTTCAACCTCAGGGACGCCGCTCTCGCGCATGGCTTGCGCAGGGTTGCTGAAGTAGTGTTTGAAAAAGTTGACGCCCTTTTGTTTGTCGAGGTGCTCTTTGCGCCAGGCTTCGTTGCGGGCTTGTGACGAGGCGCGACGGGCGGCGATCATAGGGTCTTCGTTGGCGGCTGGTTCACCGATGGTTGAACGGTGAGTCTGCACTTTCTCGCGCATGGCTCGCTCGGCAGCGACGCGGTTGCCCTCGAACTCTGTTTTACGCAGATAAATGGAGCCCCCGGTGACGGGGTCGCGGAACATGTACAATCCGTGCATCTCGCCTTCGGGAGTGACGTTGTATTTGTAAGCGAGCTTTTCGTGGAGCGCAGGCTCGGTGGAGCGTTTGATGGCGAGGGGCTTAGTGGTAGCGATACCGTGAGCAGTCATAACGGTGCCACCAGTTAACCCGGCAACACTTGCGAACTTCTCAAGAGGAGACATGTGCTCCCAGTTGGTGTAGATGTCGTGAGCCTGCATAGTGGTGTAACCGGCTCCTGCAGCAACACCAACAGGACCGGTGAAGCGCATAGCCCACTGGCCTGGTGAGAAGAAGTCGCTAATAGTTTTCAGGCCAGCGCGGTCGACCGTTGCTAGGCTTCCTGCCCATTTCGAGCCTGCTTCGTAAGGGTTGGGCTGGCCAGTATGTTGGCCACGTGCGCGTTCCATCTCGAATTGCTGATAGTCTTTGAGGGGGTCGCCAGGACGGATGCCGTAGGCATATTTCTCGTACTCCTCAGCCTTCACCGGTTCCCACAAGCGCGACCAGACTTTGTGCGCCAGCCCTTCTTGGTCAGGTGCAGCAGCTTTCTCGACCGGTATGAAGTCAGGCGTCTTCTGCGCAGGTATAAAGTCAGGCTGCGCAGGAATGAATGTTGGTGTATCTTCAGCCATTAGTTAGTACCTGGTGCGTACCAGCCTTCACCTTTGCTGCCATTCTTGCGGTAGATAAAGTTGTTAGGCGTGCCGGGAGGGCGAGGTGGACCGACGCCTGCGCCGACCATGTCTTTCAGGTTGCTAACGGTGTCGCTGAAGCCGGGCTTTGATGCGCCGAAGCGGACGCGGTTGCGGACCTGCTCAGCGGCCTGGGACGCCTGCTCAAGCTGGGTGTCGACTTCAGTGAGCTGCTTATTAAGTTGTGTGAACTGCTCAGGTGTCGGCGGGTTGGTAGTGCTGTACATGCGTGCGAGAATGTTGTTGCGGTTGGCGAGGTTGGCTTTCATCTCGCTGATGGACTTGATATAGCCAGGGTCGGTGCGCAGCGCTTGCCAGTCTTCTTTTTTGAGCTTGCCTTGGGCAGAAATCTCGGCCCATTTGGTGTGCCAGCGGCCGTTGGCGGCTATCTGTTCGAGCTTGTCTCTGTTGCGCAGTTTCTCCAGGTCGAGCGCTTGGTCACCCTTTGTGTCCTGTATGCTAACGGCCTTGGGCGTGCCGAACTTTTTCTCGCGTGTCTCGCCTGTTGAGGGATTGTACCAGACAGTGGTCCAGGTACCGTCAGCGTTTTGGTAGTCCTGGCCGACCTTGCTCCAGCCTGCTGTTTTGAGCCGCTCTTGTTCGGCAGCGTAGCGGCCTTCTTCAGTGGCCTGGCGCGCCTTGTCGAGCTGTAGGCGAATCTGCTCCATCTGCAGAGTCTTCGCGAGCTGGTCTTGGCGTAGTTTTAGCTCTTGAGCAGTCTGTTGCTCAGTGAGCTGCTTGGTGCGCGCGTCTTCTCGCGATTGCAGTGCACTGCCAAGCGTTTGTGCGAAGCTGAGTCCCATTACGCTGCCGCCTGTCCGTCGCTAAGGCCCCAGTTGAAGAGGTCACCAGCGCCGGTTGATGCGTCACTGCCGCCCCCTCCACCGCCAGGGAACAACACGTTCATGAAGTCACCGGGGCCGCTAAAGTCACTACCTCCACCACCACTACCACCGCCAGAACCGCGCATCAGCATGGACCATAGCGGTGTCATGTTCGCAGGTTGCGGGAATGGAGGTGGCTGGCCGTGGATAGATTGCCATAGTTGCTGCGCGTACTGCTGATTCTGCTGGTTGTAAGGGGCCAGCGCCTGCGCGAGCACGGTGGCCATGATATTTGGAGACTCAGCGAGACCTTGTGCGCCAAGGTTGCCTTGTACTTGGTTGGACACAGCAGCAGTCAGGTTCTGGTCGAGGGGTTGCGTCATACCGGTGATTTCGTTGGTCGCGAGCTTCGGGTTCTTCTGGTACTTGAGCTGCTGGTTGATGTAGTCGTTCTGCTTGCGCTGTGCGAGCCAGTTGTTGATGAACTGGTCGACCATGCCGATGCCACCAATGGCTTTGCCGCCCGTGCCGCCCATGAAGCCGCCGATGCTGTTGACGATTCCTGAGAGTGCTTCCATGTCAAGCCGCCTGTCCCTGCATTTGCTGCAGCCAGTCGCTGATGTTGAAGCCCGTTGAGGAGCTTGGTGTAGAGAGGCCGCTGCTGCCCAAGCCGCCTGACGAAGCGTTACCAAAGGGGAGCGCACCTGCCCCGAAGCTGGAGCCACCGGGCTGGCCTGAGCCGCCACCGGTGCCGAAGCTCTGGCCGGACCATTGGCTCGCGCTTTGTTGACCTACGACACCTGGGTTACCTGCGCTGGAGCCGTATTGGGATTGTATCAACTGCGAAAGGTAGTCAGGTGAGACGCCACCGCCGGTCTGAGACTGCACGTCGCCCTTGGCGCTGCGTACCGCGTTCGCGAGCTGCGCAGGGTTGAGCTGGTTCTGTGCGGCTAGCTGCTGCGGCGTTGGTGGCTTAGGGGCTGAGGGCTTATTTACTTGTGCGTAAATACCCTCGCCAAGCGAGGCCGCGCTGATGGCTGCGATGATGATAGGTATGGCTGCTGGCATCAGTAAAACTCCGGTGACTGGCCGTACACGAGAACGGTTGGCTCAGTGAGCTGGGTGCCGCCCATTTTGCGCAAAATCTTCATCATGTGTCCTTCGGCAGGGCGCTGAGGGCCGATGAGCGCGATGTAGCCGTGAAAGCCCCGGCCGTGAACGTCGCGGAACATGGTGCGTACCAAGGTCCTGAAGGTGTTGACAGGGGCATCTTTGCTGACCACTAAGCGCAGCAGGACAACAGCGCCATGCGCGGGGGCGCAGATGAGCGTACCCACGATCACGTCGTCAATGATGGCGTGCCAGCACCAAGATTCGTCGCAGGTCATCTGCTCGAAGCCGGTCATGATGACGCTGGGCAGGTGCTCACCGGGTTGGAGGTTGCGTACGATCATGTCACTCTCACCAAACCGCCAGCGGGTCGCGGCTGGACGTGCCAGTCGATGCTGTCGAACTGGATGAAGGGCGCCAGCCCAATGTTGCTGGGCAGCACCGCAACGTGCGTAGCCACGAAGTTGAAATAGCAGTCTAGGCCGATGGCGTTCACGTCTACAACATACTCGAATGAAGTGTCGGTTGTCGACGGCAAAGGTTCGAGGATGAGCTGCAGCGGGGGCGCGTTTACGATGGGGTCGATTTTGTTCATGACCACGTCGCAGCCGACGTTGATGGGTGCGTGGGCGGTAGCGCCGATGACGCCTTTGATGATAGCGCGCCTGACGTACAAGCGGTCGGTAGGGTTCTCTTGGATAGCACTGTTGGTGCGCCAGCCGATGGGGATGTTGGTGCCGAGGTGCACGACACCGGCAGGGTCGGTCCAGGCGTTGAAGCCTTGGTCGTCACCGGATTGCCAGCGCGAGAGCATGCCGTCGCTCATGCCGCCCCAGACGGTGATGGGGATGCTGCCTGGGGAGTAAATTTGTTTGAAGGCGCTGATGCCATTAGATGGCAAGTCGACGACGGTCCAGGCTTTGAGCACCAAGTCGAAGCATAAGATGCGTGTGAGGCGGCCGTCTCCGCCTTGACCTAGCACGGGAATGGCCATGCAGTACATGGGCGGGTTGGCAGTCATGTCGGCTTTTGAGAAGTAAGCAAAGGCCATGTCTAGTTGTGCGACATCGCTGAGGCCGCCAAAGAGGTAAGGGCGAATCTCCTCGCTAATAATGCGGTCTCGCACTCCATCGAACACGGCGATGCCCAAGTGCGTCAAGCGAATGATGCCAAACCCAGGTACAAACTTAATGGTGCGCGGGGCGGTACAGCCGAGGTCGGTTTGGGCGCGTTGAATTTGAAAGTTGCTGCTGCCGAAGACGCCGATGACCTGGTATGTTGAGAACTCTTTGAACAGCACTAGCGAACCTTGCGGCGGGATGCCCGACTCGGCGATGGTGAAAGTGGCCATGCCCATGCCTTGTTGGCCGTCGTCTTTGCCGACGAACGCGGTGTTGACGGGGTTCCACGAGTTGGGGTTGTTAACGTCGCTCATTTTGAGGCACGAGGGGCCGTCGAGTAGGTCGGTGGTAGTGGTCGGTGAGGTGTTCCAAAGCCACAGCGAACCGGCGTGCACGATAGCATGAGCAGCGCCGCGTGGGGCGGGGGTGCTAGTACTACCTGCCTCTTGCCAGGTAATAGTACCGGGCGTGGACTCGGACACAACGGCGCCAGCGCCGGTCGGGAAGGTAGGCTGGACGGTGCCGGTGGTGCCTCCTTGGATGGCTCTGTAGAGGTGACCGTTAGGGGCTGTGGGCACGATGATGCTACCGGCGATGAGCGCTACGCCACTGGCCCATACAGGGAAGGATGCGCTGAAGGTGTTGCCGAGGGGTGTAACGGTTGAGTTGTTCCACTGTTGAGGAGGGTAACCATTGCCTAGTGCGAGGATTTCTTCCTTTACGAAAGGTACCATCATGGGCGTAGGTGACGTGTTGCCGACGACGCCTCCTGCAGCGGCGCCACCTCCGGTTGTGCCTCCGCCGCCAACGCCTCCCCCACCTGAACTGCCGCCACCGCTGCCTCCTCCAGTGCCGTCCTCGACGGGGATATTGTCGGCAGGGAAGGACGCGAGGATGCTGCCTGGTTTAGTGTAGCTGCCGCTGTTGGTGATCTTTAGCAAGGCCACTGTCTGCGTAGTATTGACGACTGGAGGAGGGGGAGCGTTAACAGTCAAGGTGCCGCCACCACCAGTGGTGCCGCTAAACACAAATCCGAATGCTGTCAAGGTGGTTGCCGTCACCGTGTTTCCTACCACGGATGTGGCGTTGTACGTACCGTTGAACACGGCAGGGGTGCACCCTGCGATGGTGAAGCTGCTGCCGACGTGAGCAGCGGCTGGTGCTACGGTAGTGGTGAAGTTCCAGAAATTACGCTGAGCGCTGGGTGGGAGGGCTACTACGAAGACTGATGCACCGCTTGGTGCGGCAGCTAAGTTGTATACAGCCGCGAAAGTGGTGAACGAACCGTCGTCAGTAAAGGAGTTGGTTAGCGTGGGTAGGCCAGTACCGATAAGTAATAGCTCAGTGTTGGTCGCGGTGCCGCGATAAACGTTGTAGCCAGTAGCGTTCGTTACGGCAGTCCAGGTTAAGTTAATCTTATGGTTAACGGCAACAGCTACGCTCGCTTCGTTCGAAGCGGTAGTTTCGCCACCTGCGCCGTCGAGGGCAGTCACTTTATAAAAATAGGTGCCTGCTGCTAAGGTGCCACCTGCACCGCCATCTACCGCAGCCAGGGTAGAAGGCGCAGAAAGCTGAGTAGTGAGGTCTTTCTGGAGCGCCAAGTAGTACTTGATGGCGTTCGAGAATTGGTACAACACCACGTCCATGAACAGACCCTGCTGAGTGTTGGGACCGGTGCCGTTCAAGGTTGCGAACCCCAGGTTCCCGTCGATGACGCGCAGCGAGCCGCGAATGAAGTATTGCAGGTTGGAGATGCGCGCTAGCGCTCCCTTGGGCTGCGAAGTGTCGGCGACACTGGCGTTCAGCCCTTTGAAGAACGACTTTTGGTTGAGTACTTTGACTGGCATGGTTAGTTTATCACCGTCCCACCAAACGGGTGCGGATTAGAGATAGAGTACTCTTCGTCGCGCAAAGTTACCTGGCGCGGACCGGCGAGCTGGCGGTTGGTGCGTGCCCAGCCTGTTATCTGCTCATCGAACACCTTACGCAACCTGGCACTCTCTTGAAAGTCTTGCTCGGCCTGCTTGGCCTTGCTAAGCATGAAGTTGACGAGCAGTTCGTCCCAACCGGCTGGTACTGGTATCACCGTGGCGCTCTGGCCCGGTACATAGGGGATGGTGAATATGCGCTTGCCATTCATGAACAAATTGAGTTCTTGGACGGTGGTGCCGCTGGGCCAGGCTGAAGCGACGCCGCCCGAGAGGCCGCGTACGCAGCCTGATAGGGCGGGCGCGAGAGATGAGTAGCTAACCACTTCAGTGCCGACCTGGGCGAAGCCGAACGGCAGGACGAAGCCGCCCGACGAGGCGATGGGGATTACCGTGTCGGTGATGCCGATGGGTGCGGTAGTGGTGGTCACTGCGGCAGACCTAGCGGGCTGAGGCCAGACTTCGACGATGACGCGGTTGTCGCGTACCGAGCAGGTGATGGCGCCAAGGACACTAGAGAGCACTGCGTTACGGCGAAACATGGCGTTGCGGCCGGTCATGCCAAGGGGATAACCGTCGTACCAGACATCGCTAAAGGATTGCCATTCGCCGGGCATGGTGTAGAGGGGCTGGCCGACGACGCTGGCGACGCCGGTGTAGTCCATGATGCCGCCAGCGATGCGGGAGCATTCGGTAAGACCCTGACTGAGCCACCTGAATAAGCTACCTGCCGAGAAGGCACCGCCGTCGGAGTCGGGCAGGTAGGCGCTGGAGTGAATAGGTGGCTGGCCGTAGATGGTTGGGTTGCCGACCAAGGTGAAGGCTGGCGTGAGGCTTTCGGCATATAGTTGTTCGCTACCGCTAGGTCCTCCAGGCTGCGTCACGTAGGCGCGGTACTTAGTGACGATGGGCGCAACAGGAGAGCTAACAGTGATTTGGATAGACTGGTTGGGAGCGATTACGACAGTGGCTTCAGCAGATGGGGAAGATTCGCCCCATACGGTGAAGGCGGTGACCTGGACGAAGTAGGAATTGATGGTCATGGAGCCAGAGCCGACGTTGACAGGAATAGCGCTCGCCGAAGGCGTGCCAATGGCCTGCGGCACGTCGGTTATCAATTCGCGAACTTCCATCACCAGATCGCCGACTAGCATGTTTGCTCCACAAATACGAATGGCGGGACAGGGCAGACTGCCCGGCCCCGCCACTCAGGAGGAACAACAGCGAGACCGCCATCCCGCTGTGCCTATTCACCGCGTGCAAGCACGGTGAATGTTTTCGTCATCAAGGCCCGGTGACCAGCTCGGCGTCCATCGAAGCGGTGGGGGTGGTGCCGCCTAGCGTGGTCAGAATGCTCATGGCGTTGAAGCTGATATCGACGCCGAAGTCGATGTAGAAGTCGACGCCGCTGTTGGCCAGGGCAGCTACGGCCGTCGCTGGGATGTTGGCCACGATGTAGGTGTTGGTACCGTCGGTCACTTGGACGATGATGGCCACGGTTGGGGAGGTGCCGCCCCCGTTGTACACCTTTACGCGGGCCAGCCCCTTGGTCATGCCTTGGCCGATGCCGGGTGTGTTGGCAGCGTTGAAGGTGTTGGTCTGCTGGCCGGTGGTGGTCAGCGAGACCGCGTTCTTCACGCCGTACACTGAAGGTTGGCCGTAGCCGGGGTAGAGGGTTTGATACGTATTGACAATTGCCACGTCAGTCTCCTTTTACGGCATACCTGTGATTGCTACCTGCATGCGGGGCGAGGTGCATGAAATCTGCCACTGCAGGTAAATTTTGGTCACGACCACGCGCTGGTTCGAAGGCTGCATCCATGGGTCCATGACGAAGTAGTCGTTACCGTTGAATACCGGGAAGATGTATTTGCTGTTGAGCAGGTAGCCTTGGGTTGCTGGGCAGAACGGGTCGGCTATGACTACTGCGTTGTTGTAAACGAAGTGGTAGCGGAATCCGGCTTGCAGCGCCTCAGTGTCTTGCTCCAAATTTGCGAACCGGATGAGGCCGGTGAAGTTGTTCTTGAAACCGGCGAAGTCGGTGTTGGTGAGCACTAGGACGTCGGGTTCGTCGTAGCCCAGCACGACGCGCTGGTATGCCAGCTCAGCGTTGGCAGCGGTGAGGGCGCCACCAGCAGCGAAGTTTGCGGCAGGCTGCCATGCAGTGGTCACGGTGCGGTCGATACCGGCGATGACGTTGGCGGTCTGGCGTACCCAAGAGTCGATGTCGTCGACGTCTAGCGCCGTATTCTGCGGCGCTGTATGCCAGACTGCCCTAGCTAGCTTCTGCAGCAACGAGGCGCCGCCGATTTCGAGCTTGACTTCGACGAGGTCGAGACCGGCGCTGCCGCCACGACCGAGGATGATGTCGGTCACCGGGAGCGAGACGTTCTGGTAATAAGGGCGCCAGACTTGGTTCGCTGGGATGACTGAGTCGACTACGGTGGTGTTCAAGAGCTGGTCGCCGTAGTAGGCGCCGCCGGTGGTTTCTTCGGCGGTCACCAGCGGGAACACCAACTCAGCGCCATAACGAATGTCTTTACCGTTGCGCATGAGCGCCCAGAAGAGAGGCGACGGCTTGAAGACGATATCGCCGATTTCGCCGTGAATATACTTTTGACTAATTGCGTCCAAAGTATTAATCATTTGTGCAGTAGGTTGTTGAACTCCCGTGCCCACAACTCCAGCCATAACTTATCTCCTTAGCAGGCTAGACCTAACACGTCGAACTTCTGTTTGACGTGTGGACATTCGCCATAAATGCCCTTGGCAAAATTGCAGCTAATGCACAGCAACTGAAACCTGCCATCCTGAGGGAAGCCATTGTTACGGAGCCACCGATAAATCTTGAAACCAGGTACGGACCTTTTGTGCTTCTGCCCGCCCCCGTCAACATGGTCAATCGTCAGAAACTCGTATTCGTCAGCGCCGCAACATTTGCACTTTCCACCGTAAGCTGCGATGACCGCTTCTTTCAAATTACGGTCAAGCCGCTGGTGGTATTCACGCTGTAGCTCCGGCCTACGCTGATACCACTCTCGGCGCCATTCTTTTGCGCGTAGTGGGTCTTTGTGTGGCATTACTGGTCCTGTAAGCCCCCTGCTACTCGTTGAATCTCAGGGTCTGCCATAGCTTTTCGCAGCAACTCTTTCATGTTCTTGGGCTTGTCCTTGGAGTCGGATGCGACGCGCTGGCGGGTGTCGGGCGTGATGGTGCCGGGACGGGGAGTGCCAGCGGCACGAGCGGCGCGCTCACCTTCTTTGCGGCCTTCCTCGCGGGCCTTCTTTTCGATGGCTGTTTGGCGGTCGCTCTCGGTGAGCATGCGCGCGGCCTTGACCGGGTCGGGAAGGCCCCAGCGGTCGGTGATTTTTTGCTCTTGCGCGTACTTCACTAGGTCTTCGAGCTTCTTGTCCTTGGGGCGCGAGAGTTCGTCAAGTGAGCTATAGCCTTGGTTCCATACGTAGTCGGTGACGAAGCTGAAGCCGGTGGCGATGGCGCCTTCGAGTTGTTTGGCCTTATCGTCGTAGCGCTTAGTAGCTGCTTCGAAGGCGTCGAGTTTGGACTTGAGAGCCTTCATGACTGGGTCGGACCAGTCGATTTCGCCGTCGGCGTCGACTTTCACTTTCTTGTCGGCGTCGCCCTTGACGGATTCGTATAGCGCGAGGGCGTCGGCACCGAGCTTTTGCGCCTTGAGGAACTCAGCTTCGGCTTCTTCTTGGCGGCGTTTGGCAGTGGCTGACACCTCTTGGCCACGACGGTGGTAAGCGCGCAGGTCTGCCACGCTGACTTCGTCGTCGCCGATCTTAAATTTCATGTCGTCGGTATATTTTGCGTTCGTAACTAGATCATCAAGTGAGATTGGCATTAGCTGTCCTCCTACGGCGCATTTGCCCTTCTGACATCAATAGGCGGTTGTAACGGAGCGATGGATACATGCGCAAGAAGCGAAGTGCATCTTGCGCTGAAACTTTCTTGACGTAAATATAGGGCAGCACACCACGCAAGAACGTCATGACAGAGTCACGGCGTCGAATCGTGAGGTTGCTAACAGGCCTCCACCTCGGGTTACGCACAAATTTTTCGTCATTCACAATGGCTTCGACATTGAGTCCCTTTAGGAACGCTGCAATCTCGTTGAGCACCTCGACGTGTTCCGTAACTTGGACAATCTGTAAGGTAATGCCTATGCCCAACTTGGCACGGGCGACGCGGATACAGCCTTCACCATCAAAGAATCCCGCAATGTAAGCCCAGTTCATCCTGCTGGAGGCCCTCCCGCAGCCGGTTGACCTGACCCTGCAGCGCTGAATCCAATCGGAGGCCGTGTAGCACTCTGCGTCTGCGAGGCAGTCTGGATTTCCTTTATCGCTTTATCGAATTGCTTCATGGCCATGGCGATTTGACCGGCGACGTTAGGCATGCGCATGCCGCTTCTGACGAAAAGCTGCATCATGGCCTGTTTGATTTGGGTCATTTCGCGCATCATGAAGCCAGGGTCGGCGCCTTGTAGCTCACTACTCAACTGGGATACTTGTGCCCCTGCTCCCTCTGTTTGGCTATCGGCTCCGCTAGGAGACGAGCCGGGCATGCCCGGAGGGGCGCCTTGGCCTGAGCGGGCAGCGAGCAATGCGGCTAGTGGATTCGGTGCGCCCAATTACTTTCCTTTGCGAGCCAGGGACTTGTCGTTCTTGGTCTCGATGCCCATGGGGAACTTTTGGCCGATGTTGTTGAAAGGCTTGACTACGCCGACGGGGTCGGCAACTGGACCGCCCTTGGCAAAGCCGTCACCTTCTTCGGCATAGATGCCGGGGCGAGGGTCAGGACCGGCTTCGGTCACTTGCAAGGGAGTGTTCAAGCTCGGGTAGTGCGAACTGACGACGGGATTTTTTTCTGCACGTGCGGCCATGTGTTGCTCCTTTATTTGTGTGGTACCGGTGGCATAGGTGGTGCGACTGGAGGAATCGGTGGTACAACTGGTCTAGCGACGGGTGGCACTGGTGTTGGTGCCACGGGCTTGTCGTAATACATCTTCACAATCTCGGCTAGGTCGGCAGCTATGGAAGTGATGGAGCTGCCAGCAAGGCCCCAAGAGGCAAGCGCGGAGGCGAGAATTTTTTCGAGCGTCGGCTGGGGGGTGCGTAGCTTACGTGGCGCATGTGCTAGCACAGGTGGGACGACAGGGGGAGGTGGCGCCACTGGCGGGAAGGAGATGATTGGCTCGTAAAAGAGATTTGCGAAACGCTCTAGTAGTGATTGAGTGGGCATGACTACTTACCTTTCGAACGCTTGCCGGTGCTACGGTTTGGGACGCCGACTTCGTCGTACTGAGTGTTGGGAATGGTGTCGGGGTGCTTGTTGGCTTGGTGCACGCTGGCGATGCTGGGGAGTGGTTCGGGGAGGGCACGGTTGCGGCCTCCTCGGGAGTTACGCTGCGGTGGCAAGGTGGCTAGCGAGGTAGCAGTGTCACCAGGTATGCCTAGCTGCATGTTGCGAAACATATCGGGACGGATGGGTTCCTTGAGCCAAGGGCCGTCTTCGTACATCGGGGAGTTCATGCGCGGGCGGGGAGCGTTGGGGTTGCGCTCCATGTTATGTTTGTTCATGGTGGATGCCTGGTGCTGAGTGCGATGAGGTGCAGGAGTCAGGTACCTGCCCAGCGACTGCACCTCGCCGCGATTCAGTTTTTGTGTTGCTTACCTTTCTAACTACTTGCGGCCATGCTTGCGACCGCGCCGACGGTTCTTTTCTGTGAACATTTGGTCTCCTTTCTCGGCAGCGCACCCAGTTTTGCAACCAGAGAGACCTGCTGCCGATACTTCTACAAAGTCAGTAACGACCGTGCTTGCGGCCGCCTTTGCGGCGCTTGTGCGCTTCAGTGTGCATTAGTTTATCCTCGTGTCGACGGGGCCGTACATTTCGAGCATCTGTGTGGCCTTCTGCTCAAGGAAGGCGAGAAAGCTGGGCTCGTCTCTGAACTGTCTGCGTGTTGATTCGTGAACGTAAAAGGGGACACACAGGCGGCCGTCGATGGCGTATTGAGCAACCCAGCATTCGTCGTCCTTCTGAAGAAAGAGGCGAACGCGCTCTTGTGTGGGAGTGCTCACCCTGTGAGGGTGTGCGAGGGCTAGTAGTGTTGTCAAACTTTAAGGTGCGGAATGTTCACTTGAGCGTCCGGCACACCTATCCACCAGCGTCCTTTGAAGTCCTTGTAGACACGGCAGTGTGCGGCGATGAGAGTGCCGTCTTTGCACCACTGGCGGATGGTTTTACCGGTGCGCGACCATTTTACTGCCATCTCTTCAGCAGACAACCATGTCACACCGGTGGTGATGTGCCAGGGTGGGGCAGGCGAGAGAGTATGTTGAGTGTTGCTCACCGGGGCCTCTTGAGTTTCAGCAGTGCGTTCAATTGGTTCTGTTGCTCGGCTTGCTCAGCAATCTCCGTAGCACCGGGTATGTCGAGTTGTTCTAGCGCGAACTTGAGTGGGACGTGGCCTTTCTCTAAGAGCGCAAGAACGAGGCGGCGCATGCTGCTGGCGCTGACAGCGTATGCAGAAGCCTGGTCCAGATAGATGTCGTAGTCGTCGTATGCTGTCGCAATAGAAGACCAGGTGATAAGGTCGGTGCCGCCCTTGTTGTCGAATTTCGGGAAGCGGTAGTCGTCGTAGTAGCGCGCCATGGTGTAGAACACTAACTCGCTCAAGTTTTGTACAGACTCGGCCAAGATTCGCATGCGCAACCGCGTCAACTTGCTGCTTTCGAGAATAGAGGTGTCGGCCAGGTCTGGTGAGATGTTACCGTGGCCTTGCTGGCCGGAGCGTGCGCCTTGCATGCCGAGTAGTTCTTTTTGCTTGGCGAGGAGCATCTCGGGTAACTGGGTCATGTGCTGCGGCATGGCAGTGGGCCACCTTACTTCTGGAAACTGTGAGCCACGGTTGATGACGCGAATCTCAGCGGGTATGCCGCCGAAGTCGTCGGCGCTGATGCCGGTGTCTTCGTGGATGAACCACACGCCGTTGTTTAAGCGGACGGCGTTTTCGAATGTCTGAGTAAGCATACGTTCAGCAAGGAATTGCAGACCGCGAGTGTAACGGATGCCCGGAGGCGCCCAGAAGCTGCCAAGGCTAGGCATGCCGTGAAAGGGGATAATCGGAAAGCGGCCCAGAGGATAAGGATTTTCGCCGTCGGCAAGCAGGATTTCTTCGCAGTCAATTAGGTACCTTCCGTTTGGCCAGCGCGGTTTGTGCTTAGGCGGGGTCACTAGTGGGCCAAGCTGCTCGGCCATGCGTTCGCGTTCTTCTTTGCTGATTTCCTCGGTGGTGAAGTCGCGGATGAAAGTGTGGCGCACCGTTACGAGCGGGTTCGGGTCAGGCTGGCGGGTGCCTGGGGCTGAGGTTGCAAACTTCATGGGGCCGGGAGTGGTCTTGAAGGTGGGCGAGACTTCGCTGGTGCCGATGCTGAAAGTGGAGCCGCGACGGGGGCGGATGGACCAGCCGCGCTCGGGCCAGCGCTTGCGGACTTCGTCGATGTACATGGTGTCGACGTACTGGACGTACAGCCATTTGGTGAAGTCGCGCGTGGCCGGGTCGGGATAGACGGTATCGGGGTCGCGGGATTCTATCCAGACTTCGCCGCGTCCACGGCGGGCGTCAGGGTCGAAGCCTACTTGTGCGAAGCCGGTGCCTGCGAAGAGTGCCCAGATGTCTACTTCCATCAGGCGGTTGTTGAAGTGCATTTGCTTCCAATGTTCTTGGAAAGCCGTTTCGCGTTGGGCGTCGCGCTTGCCGCCCTTGAGCAGGAAGATGCGCGGGGAAGCGTCGCTGATGTCAGTGGCTTCGTTGAGGAGGGCTATCTGCAGGTCGGGGATTTGCACGCGGGGGCGGAAGTTTGGAGTGGCCCAGGCGGTCGAAGCAGCGTCCATACTGAAGAAACGGCGCAGGTCGCTGAAGAAGCCGGTGCCGAGTTGTTTGTCTCGTTCGTCTGCGGAGAGGCGCTGGAGTTCGTCAAGCTGGCGGATGATCACCAGGTCGGGATTGTCGACTTCCGTTTTACGCCTGCTGAAGGTGGTGACGGCCATGTCAGTTTATCTTTTTCAGCGGCAGCGTGCCGTCTGGGGAGTTGAGGAATTTGCGGATGACTTCGAGTGGTTCTTCAGCGACGGCGCCGGAGTCGTTCTTGACGAAGGATTCAATGTCGATACCCAAGCCGATGAAGTCCTTGAGGGTGACCACGTTGGGTACGAGCATGGAGATGTTGCTCATCAGGCGCTCTTGCAGGTCGCTCCAGGCGGCCGTGCGGTTGGTGTGGCGCAGCTTGGTGAAGGCTTCGCCGATTTCGCGCAGCACGTCTACTGCTCGACGGAGTTCGTCGGGCGAGGCGGGACTGAGCGGCGAAAGGGCTTCCTCTGGAGTCTCTCCTCCAGAGCGGCTAGTTCGTCGTCCGTCTTCACGCTGCTGCGCGATGCTACTGCTGCTAGGTCTGCGGGTCTCGTCTGGTCTATCCATGCGCTGGCCTCGGGGCGAACGGACCATACTTCGGTGAACCGTCCACATGAGCGTAACACGATAGTGTTGGTTGCGGCGTCGTAATCTTTGACTAGGTTTTCTTCTTGATCGACGGCGTCGATGGAGGCGCAAGGGATGCGCAGTTCGCCACCGGCTTGTTTGACGGCAGCCAGGAGGATGCGACCTAGGTAGGCGTCGAGTGGGGCGGTGTTAGGTCTGTTGTGGGCGGGCATGGCGGTTGTCCTCTTTTTGTTCCTGTTTAGCTAACTTGGCTTCATCGCACCAGATACAACGCCATTCTTCAGGTTCGTGTTTGGCACGGTACATGATGCTGTGACAGGTGATGCACATGGGCGGGAAGGGGATGGTGAAGTCTGAGTTGGTGAATGCTGCTAACGTCATATGCCCTCCAAGCCTGTGGGCTTGCCGGTGGCGGTACGTAAGGCTTTCATGGTGAGTTGGTAGTGGCGGCGTAGGCTTAGTTCGACTGGTTCCTGTGGTCTAATCCCCATAGCAGAGAGCGGGTTGTACGCTCTCTCGTCGTCGATGTCCGGTTTGCGCGAGCGGTTGGTGACGCGCGGCGGGGGCCATTGAGACATGGCGATGACGCCCAGCATTGCTGCAAATAGGATGTCATCGTTGCCTCGCTCGACCTCCCACATAAAGCCTTCGTAGAATGTAGCGTTGTCCATTTGTTGCACGAGGGCATCGTCGTAGATGGCCAGGCCACCCTCCTCATCGCGCATGCCGCTGCGCACGCCCGCTCTGAAAGTGTCGAAGAGTTTGCGCCTGCTGGCTGAGGTTGTTTCCCAGCCGATCAGGGGCATGCCGGTGCGAGCACCGGGTTTGCGGTCGTCTTTGCCTTTCCAGATGTAGAAGTTGGTGTAGCGGTGGTCATCGCGCAGCACCTTCAGTGCATGTCTGCCTAAATTGCCGGTCAGCTCAATGTTCACCATCGCTTTGTTGTAGTAGTGGCCGACTAGGTTGAGCTGGTCCGCAAGGTGCTCAGGGTGGATGCGGTCGGCGTAGCGGGCTACTTGCTCGCCAGTGGTGCCGTCGAAGACCACATAAGCGGCGAAGTCGCCGTCTTCGATGCCGGTGGCGGCGTCAGCGCCGACGTAGTAGTGGTGTTTGGGTTCAGGAGCGCGCCAGATGTGCAGCAGTCCGTTGCGGACGTCCTCAAAGAGAACGCGATTAGCGTTCCCATCCCAGCGAACACGACCGCGCCGGAGCGGTTTTTCGACAGTGGAGCGGACATAGATTATCTCCTCGCGCGGGAAGGCCGGGTCGCCCGATGCGACGAATGCGACTTCGGGCGTATGCGGATATTCCTGCATCATTTTTGGCAACAGGCCTTGGCACTTGTCTTCTAGGGTGCGGCGGAACCACGCGATTTGTGCTTTAGTGGCGTGGAAGTCGCGCATAAGCTCTCGCTCGATGTCAGAGGCAGGGGCATCCCCTGCTTCTTCCTCGGGTCTAATGCAGGCGGGGTCGTCGAGCCAGGGGAGGAAGATGGGGACGTATCCGTTCTTTCCGGCCACAGCGCTATTCCAGAAGTCATAAAACGCTTTACCAGGCCCGACACGGCCGTTCGCAGTAGATTCAATGGCGACAAAGGTGTCGTCGCCGTCTGAGACAGCAGGCAGCAGTGACAAGAAGGAGTCCTCTCCTGGGAAGAAAGCGGCCTCTGACAGGTGCACAAATGATAGCGTAAGGCCACGTCCACCGATGACAGAACCTGCTGTCGAAATGTCAAGGATTGAATCACCGTCGGGGTGGGGGACGATGATGCGGCGGGTGCGTACGTCGACTGCGGTGTTTCCATAAGGGAGTCCTCCGACCAGGTCGCGAGGGACGCGAAAGAGGCCCTCGGCCGTTGACTGCAAGTGAGCGACTATTTTTGCGTGGGCTTGAGGTCGCGCGAGGCAGTGTAGCAGGCCGAGGGAATCCATGAGGGAGGACATGCCGACGCGCCGGGCTTTGAGGATGATGGTGCGTACCATGCCGATTTCGTCGTATTGTTCTTGGAGCGCTTTCATGGCTTTTTGCTGGTTGGCGTTTAGGCGGAAGGGAACGGTGCGGCCGGTGTCGCGGTGTTTTATTTTTAGCTTGCTGAGCCACGTTACTGCATTACGAAAGTTCACGACACTCCCTTGGCGCGGTCTAAGTAAAACTTTGCGTTGTTGCTAAAGCGTTCGTGGCAAATCTGTGAGCATAGGACGTCGCTGGTGTAGAGCTGCGTGACTTCGTCGCGGCGGTCGTTTTTCCATATCCAGCGGCCGTCTTGGACTGGTTTTTTGCAGACGATGCAGTTGTAGGTGGCGGGGATGCGCTCGGAGTCGCGCTTTTGCTGGACGAGAGAGGCACCGCGCTCGCGGTCCTGGGTGAGGTCGGTAAGGCGCTGGAGGGCGACGGCGTAGGGAGCGTCGCGCCATTCGTCGTTGGACCACATGGTGAAGGTGTTGGATGGTGCGATGGTGACGGGCTGGGGCGCAGGTTTCATAACTTTGCGCGGTGCCTTAGCGCGTAGCAGGCCCGCTTTGGCGAGAGCACTGCGCTTGGCGCGGGCAACGTCGAGGCGCTTGCGCAGGACTTCTTTTTGTTCCTCGGTGAGTGGCTGGCGTTTCTTTAGTGCGTTAGCAGGGGCGTCAGCGCTGGCGGCGATTTGCGCTGCGGCGGCGGTGAAGGTGTCGTCCATGGCGGTTTACCTCAGTTTTGTGAAGCACTTTGTCCGGCAAAGTCCAACTCTAGCATGTACCGACGTTAGCATCAGGCGGCCCAGCCTTTTGATGGGGCATGGAAAACGACACGGTCGCGAGGGGTCATAGCTAGCGAGCGTCGGCGCTGCATTTCGAGTTCGTACTTGGCACGTCCTTTGCCGACGGGCTTGGTGACTACGTAACCGCAGCGACAGGTACGGCAGCCGAATTGCCAGTGGTCGCCGTCGTCAGAGATGATTACGGGGTCGTTGCGTTCGCAGGCACCGCGTTTGAAGTTTGGGCACTTAGGAGCGTCCATGGTTCGAAAAGTACGCCCGGTTGCTAAGCGTTGTCAAGCGTTTATATTCCTTGTAGGTTTCCTTGGCTAGCGCGGTGCTTAGCGTCGCGTGGGGTAAAGCCGGTGCGGTCTTGGGGATTGCGCACGTTGGCGCCGCCAGATGCGACTTTGCGGGCGTTCCAGAATTTCCAAAGCAGCGACAGCTTGCGGTGCGACATGCGGCAGTAGAGGATGTACTGCACCACATTGCCGATGAGCGAAGCGTGCTTGTGTTGCGATGGGCCGTGGCCGTGTTCGCTCCAGTATTTGCAAACCAGGCGGTTCAGGTGCGCTTCAGCTTCGGCGTGCCACTCTTTCGGGAGCGAACGCCACAGGGGTTTTCTGGTGCGCGTGTGACCGCTAGGGTGGGTGGTGGCCCAGGAGCGTTTGCGGGTGCGAATCTTTTCGAGGTAGGCTTCGGCCGCGCGAACCTTTTCGCTTGACGGGGTAAACATGTGGTGAGAGTATGCGCTTTGTGAGGAGGTGTCAATGGCGAAATTGGACCCTAGACAACTGGCGCTCATTCCCGAGGTCATCAACGACCGCATCGCTAAGCGCAAGGAGAAGATGGCCGCGCTTGGTGCGAAGGGCGGCCGGTCGAAGTCGCCTGCGAAGCTAGAAGCGTGCGCGCAAAACCTGGCGAGAGCACAAGCAGCAAGGTGGCCCGGCAGACCGAGAGTAGTCAAAGATGCTTGAACCCACAACGGTGGCAGCGCTCATCACGACGGCGCCACCGACCATCCTCTCCATTCTCACGTTGCTCATCTCCATCCACAACAAATACGCTATCAAAGAGTTGCACGTCATTGTGAACAGCAGGCTCACCGAGTTGTTGAAGTCGACCGGTGAGGAGCAGCATGCCGCAGGGCGTAGGGAAGGTCTGGAGGCACGCGATGTCGAAGATCACCAAACGGGACTATGACGACATGGTGGCTGACCGGCCCGAGAAGTTCAGTGCTGAGCAGGTAGGATATCGCAAAGCGCCTCGTGGCTCAGAGCAACGATGCGAGAACTGTGCCCACTTCTACACCCGCCAGGTTGACGGCTTTGGGGTGTGCGAGATATTTCGCAGTGAGCAGACTGACGTCAGCGGTGTCGACCCGAAATGGCTTTGCGACTGGTGGACCTTGGACGGCACCGACCACCCATTGGCACCTACCTCAGACTGACCCATGCCTCACCCGTGCTGCCCTTCGGTTATTTTCTGCAACAGTCACAGGCTCTAAATGCGACGGGTTAACGCACCTTCTCACTAAGCACAAGTGGTCCAAAACTGGTCTATCGTCAGGTATCGGACCGACAAACTGCATGTACGCAAAGCGATGAGCGATGATATGTTTGCCGCCTGACTTACCGGTAGTCAGCTTAAAGTACCCGTAACCCTTGTATTTGTGCCGCTTACCCTTCCATAGCCAACAAGTTCCTGCTACCTCGACCTGCGCCATGAACCGCTCGACCACCGTACGAACTGGCCACCTTGGCATAGCACCTCTATACCATACCCGATGGGGGTACTGCAAGAACATTCCAAAATTTTTTGCATACACCAGGATGAAAAAATCGTCGTAACCGTTAGAGTGAGGCGTAGGCTCGGAAAGCACCGTAAGGGTACCCATGCGCGCACGCGCACGCGAGAGTCGCGCGGCCGCAAAAAGGGTACGCGCGCGTGTCTATTTTACAACAGTGTAGTACCAGACAAAATGTGACGTTTTGGTACTGACACTTTTTGCGCGTTTGTTTTCATACACTTGCGGGCGTTTTCACCGCGAATTGCCGCGTTTCTCAGTTTGATATAAAGACAAAAACGGTCACTTTCGCGAGTACTAAGAGTACTAGGCACGTTTGTTTTCAACGACTTGCGGTTTGGCAAGCGCTTTGCACGGTGCATTGCGTTCGCGTTTTTCGCCGCTGGCAGGGGAGCCAACCTAGCCAGCACGGCATTGTCGGCAGGCCGACATAGGGGAGAAGCATCATGAAGACTGTCATTGACGAGAAGGCTGGCACCATCACCATCACGTTGCAGATGCAGACGCCCGTTGCGTCGAAGTCTGGAAAGACGCTAGTGGTGGCAACAACGCATGGCAATCAGCCATCGGGCCTGAACGTTCAGGGCAAGGCGCTGATTGTTGGCGTAAATGCTTACTTGCGAGCATGATACGCTTGAGCAGGGGCGGCGATTGTGCTGCTCCTGCTCTCTTTTTCGCGCGCGTGAGTTTGCAAGAGAGGGCGAGTACCAGTACTTGCTCTGTCTCGCACGCTCCCGTGGGCCGTACGCTGGCATGGTTGGCTTGGTGACGTGGGTTTGACCATCACCGCCTGTGTCGTGGGTTTTGACCAACACAGGGCCTAGATTGCTGGTGAGGCGAAGCGGTAGGTTGGAGCGTCGTGAGGTAACAGAGACTCGTCACCGCCGGAGTGCGTTCTTGACTTGGCGCATGAAGGTGAACGGCCCTAGACAAGCCGTGAGGGTGGCAGACAAGATGGTAGCGGCAACTGCTGTGTGAGTGACGGACGCGACTGGATTCAGTCGCACTACACCGTCAAGCGAAGCGGTCACGACTAGGCGCTTGGCACCATGCAGCAAGACCCCCGCGCAAACGGACACTCGATGGCCGTAAACGGCTGATGGTGTTGAGCATTCGTTCATGGGTGGCCACTCGGCTGCCCTGGCGAATCAAAGGCTCCACACTGGAGAGTCAATGCAGAGAGTGTGTGCTTGAATAATCCTGCTCGCGGTGACGCGGGTAAGGGAATGCGATTTGGACTAACTCACGCAGGTGAGAGTTCCGCAAGCTGATGGCGCACATGACAGCCTGTCTAACTTGTTGTTGCCAATGAGTAAAGAGAGACAGGTGGTCCTGCTAGGCCGATAACCGGGACGAGTTTTCGCGCATGCGGAGTTGGTTGAAGCATGAGGAACGCTACCGGACGCACTCCAGAACGGGCTACGGTGTTCAGCACAAGTACAGGAATGGACGCTAGCTCATAACCGACAAGTCGCGGCGATGATGCGTTGACGTGTGTGCGAGTGGCAACCCGCATGTGCTGAGATGCTGAGCCAAGAACAGCGGTGTAGAGAAGCGGTGATACCTGTGCGCGGATTCCCCTATGTGGCTGTGAGTGTGTTCAGGAGCGTGCTGAGTTACAGTGCGCAGACCGCATGTGTTTCTAGGAACGACACACTCGCAGCATTGAGCCCATGTGACAGGTGGGTTGAATGCTGCGAAGGCAGCCTTGGGGAGAGCTGGTGAAGCATGATGCGGCAAAAGGGCACTAGCTCTCTCACATTGATTCGAAAGGGGGATACATGGTGAATACGAATGCTCAACAGGCAAAAGTGATGGCTAACATCGTAGATGCCGTCATTGAGGCGGTGAGTGTGGCCAATCCTGACATTGGAGCACCAGGTGGGGTGATGTATGCGGCGCTCCAGGCCGTCATGAGGTTAGACCAGTTCGAAGAACTCATGAGCGGGTTGGTCCGCTATGGGCTGCTTGATAAGTCGGGCCATTGCTACAAGCTCACTGAGCGTGGGGTGCAGTGGTATCAGAATCGCGTCGCGTAGGGTTCGTCACAAGGGTGCTCAGCCCTGACTGGCGCCTGGCCTGATAGGTTGTGGCAGGCGCTTGGTGAGTGCTGCGCTCGCGTTGTGTCCTAAGCGGTGCTCAAAGGGGGATGACATGCTGATTGACATGCGGTTTGGGTTCATTTGGTACCGGACGGCCGAGTCGTATAGGTTCGCTGGGGTGGTTGGCAATGAGTATTATTGGGAGTTCCCTTTTGTGCTTGACGTTGAGATGTATGCACGCGAGTATGCCTGGTGAGGTGCTGCTATGAGTGAGACAGTTTCCGACCTTGAGAAACACGCGCAACGCTGCAAGAGGTGCGCTGACGCTCTGTTTGATGGCCTTGGTGAGCACCCTTTCTGCCCTGAGGGTCAACTGATTTTCGACACAGAGCGGGAAGATGCGCAGTTGGAAGAAGGTGACGACAGCGATGAGCACCATGCTCAGGGCTAACTTTCACAAGACCGTCAAGACACTGGTGCCTCTCGAAGAGGTGCATGTGTCTGAAGGTGAGATTGGCGCGCGTGGTGATGCATTTGAGAATGCCTGCCTGATTCAGGTGGGTGTTGAGGGTGGGTATGCTACTGCCTATCTCAGCGACGAACAGGTGAAGCGCTTGGTGAAGGCGCTTAATGCGTATCTGGAGGCGACACCGTGATGACTGAAATACTCGACGAGACTGGCGTGGCCTGTAAGGTACATGTGCTGGTCATGAACACAGAGGAGCAGGGTTGTCTAATTGACATGCTGCAAGCGCATGTTGACCTGTTTCAACCTGAGACAGACGACGAAGAGAATGCGCTGGATGTGGCGAAGGTGCTGCTGTATCGCCTGAGGCAGCCATGAGCTGGAGCGATGTGGTGATGCTGGCTGTGTGGCTGATTGCGGTCGCGTGGTCAGCAGCGTCAGATGGCAGAGCAGCGCAGCAGAATGGTGCGAACGTCGGGTTGGTGAGGGGAGTATGCGTGGTGAGAGGGTGGTGAGTCATGAGAAATGCGCTTGCAGCCGATAGGCTCCCGTGGCATGTGAATGGCATGGAAGTGCTGGATGCCAAGGGAGACTTTGTGGCTATGACGGAAGATGTGAGTGTTGCGAAGGCGATTGCCGCAGCTTCGGTGAGGATGGTGGGTGATGGAAAACGTGATGGCACTGACGAAGTGCATGAGGGCTTTTGATAACGTGCGTGGTGAGAAGTGTGAGGGGTGCGTCGCGGTGCCTGACACGTTGTATCAGTTCTGGATGTTGGTGCCGGGTGAGGTGCAGCTCTCGCAAAGGGTGGTGAAAGCGCTGCCAGCCTTTTGTGGGCATGCATGCTGGAGGACGTTTGTGGATGGCAAGCAATACGGAGACAGGCTGTACGGTACGCGAAGCGAGCGTGCTGATTTGCACTGAGGGTTCGGGCAGTAGCAGTACAAATCAACTGAGGAGGTAATACAACATGCGAACCAAGGGGATGTCCGTGGCTGTTGTCGCGTTGTTGGCTGTGGCTGCTGTGCCGTTGCTGATGGCTCAGAGTGTAGGTACTCAACATACCTTCACGCTGAGTTGGCAGCTCAACACTGGGCTGAGCACTCTTTATGCGGTGCGGTCGCTCGCGTCGTTTGATGGCGTGGCGGCGCAGTCTAGCGTGTGTGGTCAGGCAGTGGATGGCAGCAACATCTGGTGCGGCATGGTGAGGCACTATGCTGCTGACCCGGCGCAGGCGTTGTATGACTTCAACTTCGATGGGTTGCTGTTGAGTGGGTGCCAGCAGGTTGGTGCAACTAGTGTCACTTATGCGTATGCGACGATCAATCGCAGGACGCAAACGGCAGTGAGTGACTATTCATGTGCTGATGCTGATGCTAATGAGTGGAGTGTGGTGCTGGTGGTGAGTACGTATCAGTATCGCTCTGCGCAGGGGCGGTATTACTACTGGTATAACTTTGCGCAGGGGCAGCAGCCACCGGTGATGGGGACGTTGACTGAGGTCGCTACTGACGAGTAGTGCTTCCAGCATAGCGCCTAGTGACAGTGGTGCTATGTGGGGGTGCTGCGATGGGTACGAATGAGAGTGACAGGATGCTGCCTTTTGGCATGCTGACGGATGAGGTGTTGACCAGGATTGGCAGGGAGTTGATGCCCTACTGCATAAGCATCATGGATAGCTGTGATGCAGGGAGCAGAGATGCCACTGGTGAACCTGCGCTGTCGTTGCAGAGGGCGGTAGAGAGAATGGGCCGCAATGATGAGTTCAGCCGCATGATGAGTGGGTTGGTAGAACGTGGCAGCAGTAGTCAGGATGCAGTGACCGCGAGTCTGATACTAACCTTTGTGCTGGGGTGGAGAGCTGCTGCCCTGGCCCTTAGTGAGGGTGTGGAGAGTGTGACATGAGCGCTGACTGGGGTGGGAGTGATGCGAACATGCTGCCTATCGTTGGCAACTTCACTGCTGAGCTGGTGGATGGCTACGCTGACGAGCTGGTGAAGTGGATGGTGACCATGGTTGGCTCTGGCAAGGTGGATGAGGAGCCCAATGCGGTCATGGAGGCTATCAAGGGGAGCAGGGAGTTCAGGGCTATCCTTGATGCTGGTGTGAGTGCTGCACAGAAGCAACCTGGCGGGGCTGAGAAGGGGGCGGTGCAGCTCACTATTTTGTGCTTGATGGTGGGGTGGAAGCTGGCTGAGCGCAGGATGAGTCAGCTTGCGGCGCAGAGTGTGACGTGATGTGGCCCTTGCGTCATGTTGGTCCGCCTCGTGGTATGGAGCCTGGTGAGGCATTCACGTATGCGCTCACCATGTTGGCTGCTTGGATGACGTGGCGTGCGGTGTTTGGCACCTATGGTCACGATTGGGCGTTGTGGTTCGACAAGTTTCGTGCTGCGCAGTATTGATGAGCGGCATGGAAAGGGGGAACATGGTTATGGAAGGTACGCAGATGGTGCTGTTGGATATACGCAAGCTGTCAACGGCGGTGGTGGAGACGGTGGTGGGAGAGCAGGCTCGCAATGCTACGGCTACGCAGCATGCGGCCGATGCTATTCAGGCTGATGAGCAGTTAGGTAAGAAGGACAAGGTGGCTAGCTTGAGTAGCCTGCTCGATGTGGAGTTGAAGCGCCTCACGGACCTGCACAATGAGGGTGGTGAGTTTGGTGCGTATATGCATGGGGCGGCGCATCAGTTGTTGGACCACATGAAGGCTTGTCAGGGTGAAGGTATCGAACTGTGTAAGCCTGTCATATTCGCTAGCCTTCAGATGGTGGCGCTGGGGTGGAGGTTGGCGTCAGCGCACCTTGAGTGTCAGTCGCTCGATAGGTCGGTGGTGTGATGTTGACCGTCAGATGTGAATGTGGTGCGCTCATTGAGCGCATTGATTGGTATGAGCCTGCCTGGGGTGACATGTGGAAAGAGCATGGACACTTTCCAAGCAGGTGCACCATGATATGCCCCTGTGGTAGTGAGTGTGAGACTGGTCCTGAGGTGTGGCCTGACCCGCAAAAGGCTGTAGAGGCAGATGGTCGGTGGTGGGACCTGCATGAGCAGCATTGTCGCGTTAACTAATCACTGAAATGGGCAGCGCGATGGTGCTGCCTGCTGCTGCTATGGAGCCTGGCTGGACAAGCACCAGACAGGTGAGAATGGCTATCCCCCGCCATAGCAGTAGCAGGGAGCATCATGGTGTTAGGTGGTGCGCAAGGGGGACGATGATGTCTGAAGCGAACTGGAAGTTACTGGAAGTGGCAGTGCGGCATTTGAATCGCATCTTTGTGGTGGGTCCGCCGGGGGTGGGTAAGACCTATGCGGCGCAGCATGCCCTGAAGTCTAAGCAGCAGCAGGTGATTAGCATTACCCTGTCTGAGGATGTGGTGTTGCAGGAGTTGCTAGGACACTTTGTGCCCAAGGGTGGTGAGTTTGTGTGGCACGATGGGCCTTTGACGACGGCGCTGAGAGAGGGCAGCTTGGTTGTGGTCAACGAGCTAGGACGTGCCAGCAGCTCGGTCAAGGATGCCATGTTGGGGGTGCTCGACAGCCCTGACGTATGTCAGATTGTTCTGCCTACTGGCGAAGTGGTACAGCCTAAGGCTACGTTCACCGTCATCGCCACTAGCAACAGTGGTGTTGACGAATTAGACCCGGCGCTGGCAGACCGGTTTGAGTGCGTGATTGTGGTGAGTGTGCCCCATCCTGCGCTCATTGCTCACCTGAATGCACAAGTGAATGGGTTGGGCACCATGGTGAAGAAGTCGTATGCGCAGGAGAGCAAGGCCATTAGTCCCCGCGCTGCACTGACGTTTGCTAGGTTGGCGCTGGCTGGTGTTGACAGTGATGAGGCAGCGAAAGTCGCGTTTGGCGCCAAGGGCAGAGATGTGGTGGCTGCCTTGAAGTTGAGTGGTGCTCCTGTTGCGGCGAAGGTTGGTGCCTGATGGCTAAGCGAGGTGATGATCAGAAGGGTGCCCTGCCGAGTGCAGTGCATGGCACTGGACCGTGGGGCGTCAGCAATGCACCAACAGCGCGGGTGGTGGTGGGCTATGGGGGTGGTGGCTCGTTCACTGCCCCCATGGGTGATGATGAGGCTAGTGAGGCGTTGAGGTTTCAGCAGTACGCTAACCTGCAATTGCGCCATTCGCAAGAAGCAGCGGTGGCTGAATATGCGCGCCTGTGTCGTGAGGCGCATGTTGAAAGGGACATCGTTGAGGCGGTGTTCATGGCGGCGGTGAATGGGTTTGCTGCTGCGAGGGGCGTTGAGCTGAAGGCGCTACCAGTAGTGGCTGATGCTAGTCATGGGGTTGAGTATCTGGCTAAGACGTACATTGGCTCGTTTGGGGCATCGTTGGCCAACAACTTGCCACCATGGGTTCAAAGGGCTAGCAAGGAGATAAATATTGCAGCAGCGAAAGCAGCGCAGGGGGCACAAGCGATTGGTGCCAAGGCTGCGACTGGTGCTGCTGCTGGTCAGTTTGATGCTGTTCAGCTCGCACACTGGGCAGAGGTGGTGCAGGATGCCTTTGACCTCAAGCGCGCTGTGGATGAGGGCGCCATCATGCCACGGTCAGGAGCTGGTGATGTGCCTGAGGGGAAGCGCAAAGAGAATAGCAGAGACATGATGAATTGGCTCAATAGCATGAGGCACCTGTCTAGCGAGTGGAAACGTGACTTCATGCGCTCCCTGGCGTGGACCAAAGACATGGAGACGGCTGGTGAGCAGCTCGAACGGTTGAAGAGTGAGAGTGAGCGCCAGTCGGGCATGGATATACCGCCGTGGGGCCAGATGCGCAAGCGTGCACTGTCAATGACCAAGCGCGCCATCAGGCATTCGTTTAGACATCGCCCTTGTTTCATTGGTGCCTTTCGCTATCCGCATCGAGCGCTCATTCCGGCGATGGACGGCAGGGCGTGGCATGCGAAGTTGCCCGGCCTTGGTGGGACGGTGTTGCTCGACAAGAGTGGCAGCATGAGCATCAGTGAGGCTCAGTTGGTGGAGTTGCTACGCAGGAGCCCGTTGGCAACCATTGCTGTCTACTCAGGTGGTGGTGAGCATGACAGCAGGGGCTTGAGCATGGGGCATTTGACCGTGCTCGCCAAGGAAGGTCGGCATGCTGCTGAGCGCTCCTGGCCTACGTTTCCTGGTGCCAATGTGGTGGATGGGCCTGCGCTCAGGTGGCTGGCGCGTCAAGCCAGGCCAAGGGTGTGGATTAGTGATGGGGAGGTGACGGGTGCGAGCATGGGTGGTGAGCAGAATCATCCTACGCTGAACCTGGAGTGTCTGCTCATATGCAAAATGGTCGGGATTACGCAGTACCACAACATTGATGCGTACCTGAAAAGCACGCACTACGCAGCTCAGTTCAAGTAGGAGCAGACATGGACAGTGAAGCACATTCGGTATGTGAGATGTGTGCACCAGGGGCTAAGCGCCATGGGCAGGTGTTCACTGGCGAGTTGCGCGACAGCCAGTGTTGCTTTTGTGGCTATGCGCATGGCTCTGGTCTGATGGTGAGCCTTGACGATGTGGAAGGCAATCGCATTACGCCGTGGTGGTGTGGGAATAAGTTAGGTATGCACCGTGCACGAAAGGTGGTGGCAGCATGAATGTGATGACTGACAAAGACATTCGCACAGCTAGGTTTAACAGGCTGCTGAGTGAGCTGCACCAGATGCAGCTTGACCTGCGTGAGATGAAGTTGATCAGCGCATGGGAACGCACTGAGTGGTTGCTGACTGAGACTAAAGCGTTCCGTGATGACGAACAGGCAAAGGTGGTGGGCAATGCCAGGTAGAGGCGGTACTAGAAAACATGGACGCGGTGGTCGTAAGGCTGCCAAGTCGCGGTGGGGCAGCTTCGCAGGCATCATTGGGCACAGTGAGATGCTTAAGGCAGCACGTGGGGAGCGTAGGCGCAAGCGGCTGAAGGCCCGTCGCGATGAGCGCAAGTGTGCCAAGTGTGGTGAGTTTGGATTTATAGACAGGCGCTCGCTGGTGAGGCATGTCAAGCGCTGTGGTGTGGTGAAAGGGGGTGCAGCATGAGCGACCTTGACGACGTGCTCAAAAAGTGGTCAGCAAGGGGCAAAAACGAAACTTATGGGCCGGTTGAGTTCGTACATGCGCCTGTGCCTGCTGATGAGCACCAGAAGCCGCAGACCGAGAGTGTGGAGGCCATGTTTGATGAGGCTGTGGAGTTGGCGCGCAGCATGTTGGTCGAGACAGCAGCGAAGGGCGCAGACTTCATGCCCATGGCTATGGTGTATGCGCCTTTGAATCAAGGGCCGCATGTGCTGGTGGCCCTGATACCTGAAGGCTGGAATGGGCCAAGGGCTAAGCGGGAGATTGGTCGGGGGTTGAGTGAGTTTTGTGCCAAGCATCAAGCTGCTGCTATGGTGTTAGTGACGGATGGGTGGTGTTTGGTGACGCCAAAGGATTTGACGAAGGAGCAGTCTGAGGAGTGGCAGCGCCAGGCGGGCAGACCTAGTGAGCATCCTGACCGTCAAGAGGCGCTCACCATTAACTGTATCTATCCTGATGCGACGGCTGTTGGCGTGATCATGCTCTACAAGCGCCATCCAGAGGGCAAGCTGGTGAGCACTGATGATGGTGAAAAGGGCATTCGTATGGGTGAACGCATCGAGTGGGGTGAATGTAACGATCAGCGCAAGGGGCTTGATGGTGACAAGGGCAAGCTGGAGCAGAACATTGTGCCTGCTTGGCGCTTGGGGGTGGCAGAGTGAGCAAGGAATGTCCGAACTGCGGCAACTGGGACACGGTGATGAGAATTGAAAAGTTCCAAGCGCCTGTCAGGGGCAGACATGGTGAGGCAGGTACGACTGAGTACTATGCGCCAGTGTATGACTGTCCTGCTTGCCACTTTTTGTGGACAGATTTTGAGAAGGAAGATGCTGAGGAGGCTGCTGTGAAAGCAGTGCTGGAGAAACAATGAGTGGTCAATGGAGAGCGTTTGAGTTTCGTGGTCAGGCTGACGGTGCGATAAAAAATGGCGCAACGGTTGAGAAAACTGGCACCGCCAACGGTGATGCCCACCGGGATGGCGCACTGGGCACTGTCATCGGCAGCATGGGGCCGCTGAGTGAGAGTTATCCGGCGCGGTTCGTATATTGCGTCGAATGGATGGATACGCCAAAGGTGCCAGTGTGGATTCTTGGCACGCGCGTCCGAGAAGTTACACAGCATTAGTTAACCTGTAGTAAATCTATCAAAACTGGGGGTGAGCATGGCCGATAAGGTGTGGAGTGCTGTGCGCTTGGATGCTGCTGGCCAGGTGGATGATGTGGCGGTCACGGCTGACCTGTTCAGATTAGAGCGCATGGACACGGGTGTGTTTTGGGCTGCTGCCTATCGTGGCGGCAAGCGCGTGACGTTTTTGATTGAGAGCAGCGCGCCTATCACTGTGCACGTCAGCGACGATGATATTGGCTGCAAGGATGATTCGAAAGGGGGGCGATGATGGCTCAGTTGGATAACAACATGGAAGTGTTGCTGCGTCAAGCGCAGGCTAAGATTGCCGAGCAGCAGGCGCTGTTAGAGGAACTAACGGCGATACCGGCGAAGGTGGCTAGTGTTACGAGCGTCAAGGGCAAGCAGGTGTTGTTGAGTAATGGGTCGGTGGTGCCCATGCCTAGCAAGGCGTTGAAGGTGGGTGATTGTGTGCAGGTGGCACCTACTGGGATGGTGGTGGGTACTCTGCCGTTTGATACCTATGGGATGACCGGGACTGTTGTCAAGGTTGAAAAGGACTTTTGGCAGGTGGCTGTGGAGCAGGGTACGGTGACGGTGGCCAGCACGCGAGTGCCGGTTGAGGTTGGAGATGAGGTGGTAATGGATGGCTCGTCAACGGTCATCATGCTTAAGCTGACGAAGCCGCCCAAGTTTGCGTTCACGACTGATACGCACGTCACGTGGGACGATGTTGGCGGGTTGGAGGATGCCAAGCTGGCGCTGCGTGAAAGTGTGGAGATGCCTTATACGCATGCTGCTCTTTACAAACACTTTGGCAAGCGCCACGCCCGTGGAGTGCTGCTGCATGGGTTGCCTGGCAATGGTAAGACGCTGCTCGGTAAGGCAACGGTGAGCGCTATTGCTGCTGCCCATGGCAAGCGCACTGTGCCGGGCGCGTTCATCTACATCAAAGGGCCGGAGCTGCTGTCAAAGTGGGTGGGTGAGACCGAGTCGATGATCAGGGGGCTGTTTGAGCAGGCTCGCAAGCACCAGGCGCAGCATGGGTGGCCTGCTGTTATTTTCATTGACGAGGCTGATGCGCTGTTGACTGCACGTGGGAGTCGTACCGCGTCAGGCATGGAGCACACCATTGTGCCTCAGTTTCTCAGTGAGATGGATGGTCTGGAAGAGAGTGGTGCGATTGTGCTACTGGCCACCAACAGGGCCGACATGCTTGACAGCGCAGTCACCAGGCCGGGCAGGATTGACCGTAAGGTGTATGTCGCGCCACCGGACCTGAATGCGACCATTCGCATCTTTGCTATACACCTGCGTGACATACCAGTGAGCGGTGACAACATGCCGGGGTACGCAGCATCGAAACTGTTTAGTGATGCGTACCCTTTGTATCAGTTACGTACCAGTAAAGGTACAGTTACCTTTCACATGTACCATACAGTAAGTGGTGCCATGATAGCTGGCCTAGTGGAGCAGGCTAGTGCTAAGGCTATTCATAGGTGCGTAGCTGGTGGGCATAAGAGTGGTGCGCTTTGTGAGGGTGACATTGATGCTGCGTTCGAGGGTGTTTACTTAGAGCACCTGCGCTTGAGCCACCGGTTGGAGATTGAGGATTACGCTGAGCGGCATGGGGTCAAGGTCGAGGGTGTTGCGAAGATTCAGGGAGCGGTGCAAGGAGGCTGATATGGCCACAGACAAGCTGACCGAAGTTCGCATTTCGCTAAGTGAGAAAGACTTTCGAGACTTGGTAGCAGGCAAGGTAGTTATACCTGAACGCACAGCTATCGGTCACGATAGCAGGGTACCAATGTTCAGCGAGTCCGTAGTGGTCAAGATTGCCCTTCAGGACATCGGCTGGGACCGTATGTACGCAGCCATTGATACAGCTATGAGCAACAGGGGGGAGTGAGCACATGAGCCAACAGCGCAAGCGCAGGCCGGGCAGTGGTGGTGTGGATGGTACTAGTACTGAAGCGGAGTTTAGGACCGTTGAGGTGCCACCCACGACAGCACTCAACAGTGCGATTGAAGCGGCGTTGGAGCAGAAGTTTGGCCCATGCTCTAGTGGCTGTTGGTGCCATGCGTGTGTACACGATGGATGCGATGGCCATGAAGACCCGATAACGCTTAGGGATGGTACGCGAAAGGGGGCAAGATGAGCGAACAGTTGCAGCGCAAACGACCGGTTGGAACGGGCAGTACTGGTACCGACGAGCAAGTACCAGTACCTGTTGACGTAGGCAGTACTGATGCTATGCAGCGAGCGCTGAAGGATGCTGCTGACGCTTTGAAGCGCAAGAAGGTCATGGACGATGCGCTCAAGGCGGCTCAGGAAGCAGACCGGGTACGCAAAAAGCGCAGGCCGCCATGTTGCTGTTGCTGAAGTGGGCTGGCATGGTACTGGTACTAGTCTTGGTGCTCAGAGGCATGGTACGCAGGTGGCGAGAGGTGTTCAGGCCAAAGGGGGATGGTGATGACAGAGATAGGTAAGCTGTTGATGGAGTCTATAGCGGTAGGCTCATTGAGCATGACGCTAGCCAGGTCACGCATGTTTCGTGAGGTGAGGTGGTGGTTCCATAGGCATGGGGGTGAGTTCGCTTGGGACCTCAGCAAGTGCCCCTGGTGCGTGTCCCACTGGCTCGCAGCAGTGGTGGTATTGCTGGCTGGCAAGCCCGTGGCAGCGACATCGGTCACCTGGCTAGACTTCGTACTCAACTGGCTGGTGATCGTGGCGCTGGCGCCCTGTGCGGCGTTTTTGATACATCGCTGCTATGGTGCTCTCCCACCAGTGCCTACCGAAGCCGAATGGAACGCTGTTGACGAGATTGAAAGGGAGGATGCATGAAGGCCCGTTACCTGCGCTGGCTGTATTCGACAATAGCTATAGCCATACTCCTGTCATGGTGGCCAAACGACAACGGCTTTGTGCGCTTCCTGTGCATGATACTTTGGGGCATAATGGCCGCTTGGACAGACCGACTAGGTCAGAGGATAACAGCATGATACCAAAACACGAACCTGAGCCCCCTAATGCTATACCTGGCCCGACCAAGCCCATCAACGCAGCAGACGACAGCCCTTGGTCCAAGACCGAACAGAACATCAGCCGCGAGCGCGTCTTCAACGACAGCCCTGGTGAGAAGGTCGTCCTGGTCCTCAAACTAGGCTGGAACGAGTCAGGAGGCACGCCAACCTTCGCCTATGCCTTCAGGCGCTCCTTCCTAGAGTGGCTCCAAGAGAAAGACGTCAAGGGCATCTTTCGCAACATCGTTGCTGATGAGCTGGCTGAGTTGGCGGAGCACGTGAGGTCGGGTGCCATATTTCGCGATTAAGCAGACTTAGCTTTCTTGTGCTTTATCGCTGCTACCCTCTCGCGCACCGCAAGTATGGCCGTAAGCGGACAACTTACGACGAACCTCTCAGGACCGTTCTGCTCGCTCCAACGCGCACCGCGAGAAGGTAGCAGTTCCTCTTCACCGCCACCAAGGCGCAGCGGGTATGGGTTATCATCGCTACCATCTGCCTCGCGTATGTATTCGTACGCATCTATCTCGAACGAGTCATCCTCGACCATGTGCCAACCGTCTTTTAGTAGCACCTGGCACACTCTGTCAACATCAATCGCTAGTGACATTTTTGCGCTCCTTAGATTGGGGTATTCGTGAGCATTTGGTCTGTAAGTACAAGAAAATAATAAATATAACCCAAATACTCACATATGCTCACCTTATGCTCATGAGCATTTGGTTGAGCATTTGATGAGCATTTCGTCAACCCTTTTATTATCAGGCACATAAGCACCAAAAACTGCCAAATGCTCACGCTACCCTGTTTACAGCATACGTTCCATGTGCGACCTTCGATAGTCGGCCGTCGGCGACAGCTTTGTCCAGGTAACGTGTCACGGTGGCTCTAGACAGACCAGCGTCCGTGAGGGTTTCGTAAGCTGCTTCTGCCTTGAAAGTGGCGCCAGCGGCGAACTTGCCTAAGAAGGCTGTGAAGAGAGCTGTGTACAATTCAGCTTCGGACTCTACTAACCGGCCGTTGGTGTCGAAGACTAGGTCAATGGACCTTTCGGCTGCGTTGCGGGGCAGCACATATAAGCGCCGAAGGGGCAAAGCGTCTGCCACGTTCCCAGTACTAGTAACTGGCTCTATGACGATAATAGTTTCGCAGAACCCACCCCAACCTGCACTGCCAAGGATGCGTTCGCGAGGGTTCATGTACCAAGAATCACTCTTCATTTTGGGGGCGTGGCAAGAGCCAAGGATGGTGATGTCTTGCTCCTTGCAGGTAGCGGTCAGCCCGGTGAGGAACCACGATACGTCTTTGTACTCATTCTTGAGGCCACTGGCGAGCATGAGCGAGATGAAACCCTCGAAAAAGAAGAAGCGCGGTGGTACAGGGGCAGTCATAGCCTTCTTAATGATGCTGCCAATGTTGAACACACGAGTGTCTATGCAACTGAAAACGTTGATGTTGCTGCGTGGGATGCCAATGCGCCTAAGGGTGCGCTCAACGCTCTCCATGGAGCGGTCGCCTGAGACGTACAGCCATGGGACAGGAAAGCTCTTATAGCCTAGTACCTCTTTGCCAACCTGCCACTGCTCAACAAGTGTTTGAAGTGCCCAGGTGCTCTTACCGGCACCGCTTGGACCAGCTATAAGGTGCACTTCGCGGCGTGGCAGGATTTGGTCTATGAGGTATTCGCTTACCATGTTCTCCCTCCACAGGAGCGGAATGGGGCCGTGGAGTGGCCCCACCCCTTCAACGCACGTTTTGGCAGGACGACTACGGTGCCTTTCTATCACCACTGACAAAATGTGTCAACTAGATTTTTGTAAAAGTGCAGTACTGGGTCTTGACTATCCTGGTGCTGCTGCTATTGTGGTCATCCCAAAAAGAGGAGTGAACGATGATAAAGCGCATCAAAGTAAAAGAGCGCATGACCGGCAAAGAGCTGGCTCGCATGCTGTCACGCTCGCATTTGAGGTGGAACAATGGCGCCGTCATTCGCAAGGAGGACGACGGGCGCTACAGCTACTGCATGATTGGGCAGATTGCTAAGCATGCCGGAGTGACCAACAGAACGCTCGAAAATCTTGGCGAGGGTAACGCGCCTGACACCATACCTGTCCTGAACGACGGCAGCAAGAACAAGCAGGAATGTGTCAAGGCGTTCTGTGAATACGATGACGACGACATCGCCGTCAAGAGCTGGATTGATGACATGCTAGAGTGGCAGAGGGCTAACCGCACATGAGCACCAAACCAAAACTAAACGACAAACTCATCAACTGCGTGCTGGAGCATATTGAGCATGAGGTTGAAAAGGGCAGTGGTGCCTATGACCAAAACCTGTGGGCCAACATCAGGACGCGCGGCGCGCAGGTGCTCAAGTGCGGTACTACGGGCTGCTTTGCCGGATGGGCTTGCATGCTGAGCACGCCGCGAGAGGAGTGGTATGAGAAGTTTGGACTGCACAAGGGCTGGAGCAACGATGTGTTTAACTGGGCCGACAATGCTGCCGAGAAACTGGGCCTAGAGGAAGATGAGGCGAACTATCTGTTCGATAGCTGCTCTGGCAGCAAGCGCTTCCAGCTTGAGAAGGTCAAAGAGCGCCTTGAGAACATTCGTGAGGCGCGCGAGCGCGGAGTGTACCTGAGCGATGTTGTCAACGAGAAGGGGAGAACACATGCCTGAACTAAACGAAAAACTGATTGCTTGCGTGTTGCGGCACATTGAAGCGAATCCTGACGAGTATGACCAGAATACTTGGTGCAGCCTGCGCGACAAGGAGCAGGACCGCAGCTACTGTGGCACCACTGCGTGTTTTGCGGGGTGGACGGTGTTGCTGTCGAAGGATGTCTCGGAATGGGCGGCACCGAGGCAGTACGCTATACGTATTGAAGCCCAACAGCTCCTGGGGCTGACCGATTATGAAGCTGCTTCGTTGTTTGCTGGCGTCAACAATGACGACCCTGTTGAGAACCTGGCGCTCATCAAGGAGAGGTTGCGTCATATTCGCTGGCGGAGGGGATTGCCGCCTGACGGACCTGCTGCTGAGCAGGTTGAGAAGGTGCAGGACTAAAGCGTGTACCAAATGTACTACAACAGAGACGGTACGCCTGCTGACCGTGACACGTGGGCAGAGCGCTTTGAGCGTGCTGACCGTATCGTGTGCCAGAGCCATCTGCCTAATGGCATCTTTGTGAGCACGGTGTTCCTTGGGCTGAATCACTCCTGGGACGACAAGGGGCCGCCGCTCATCTTTGAGAGCATGGCGTTTGCGGCCGAGGAGCAGGAGTTCACCTGGCCTGACACCTTTCCTGAGGATGACCCCGACTTTCCGAACGCGAAGTTGCTGAACGAACAGGCGCGCAAGCTGAACACTCGCAAGCGCACCTACCATCCTGACCTTGACCAGGTGAGGTACTCAACTGAGGCTGAAGCGCTGGCGGGCCACTTGGCTATGTGCGAGAAGTTCTTTGCAGGTTCGAGGCTGCTGCCGGAGGTGACCAGCGATGGCCAGCAAGCGCAGGTTACGCCGTAAGGCATGTGGCACCAAGGTGAAGTACAAGAAGATAGCAGCAGCAATCGCGGCGTCGCGTGCTATATATAAGAAGTCCGGTGAGTATGTTCAAGCGTATAAGTGCAAGTACTGCCCGGCGTTTCATGTGGGCCATTGGCGAGGAGGTACTAAATGGTAAACAAGGATAACAAACGCGAACAAGCACTGCTCATCTGCATGCCTTGGCGCGCCTGTGCCAACGTGCACCGTGAGCCGCACACCAAGGCGGAGTGCTTTGTGTGCCATGGCGAGGTGGCTATCAATGCGCATAACTTTGGCAGCGGTGGCGTGCCTTCTGGCTATCAGCCTATTTGTGG